AAAATGTATCGTCTCCATAAGGGTATTGTACAATGTATGTTTCTGGATATTCATTATAATGTTTCCATATATGTGTAGCATCTTTCCATAACATTACACTAGAATTATAATTACTTAATGGAAACCCAGGCTGGTGTGGGAAGTCATGTATATTTAATTGTTCGTCACCTTTATCTTTCCACCATGTGTATACTATAACAGGATTATCCACACAATAATCAAACAAATGATCTATATTCTTTTGTATTCTTATATCTAGATCTAAGTATAATATAGTACCCATATCTTTTAGCTGAAACAATTTTAATTTTTCCATATTACCGTCGGGTTCATGTTCCATATAAATAATCCCGATATCAGGATGTAATCCCTTAGGGTCATCCGTAACGCAAACATAGTTATACTTGCCTTCGGTATGTTCATAGATAGAATTAACAGCATCTGAGCTGTATTTCTCACCATATTTTAATGTTAAAATAGTTTTCATTGTAATCACTTTTATTTATAAATAAGACTATACACGATATTTTAGAGATAGGAATTAATGGCAACCGTTTCAAATGTAGTAATAGATCAAGGCACGACCTTCAGTTTGGAGTTAAATCTAACGAACGATGACGCTAGCGCTAAAGATCTAACTAATTATACAGTAACTTCACAGATGAGAAAATCTTTTGAAGCTACAACTGCTACAGATTTTACAACGGCAAAAGTTAATTCTACAGGTAAGATAACAATTTCTTTAACAGCAGTAGAAACAGCAGCTGTTAAAGCAGGAAGATATGTTTATGATATTGAGATAGCCTCAAGCTCAGAAACATTAAGAGTTTTAGAGGGAATAGTAACTGTAACACCAAATGTTACAAGAGCATAGGAGATAAAAGATGGCAGTTAATGTAAACGCTACACAGAACCCAGTATCGGTATCCGTATCTACTGGTAGTACTAGAGTCGTTACAACTACCACAACTCAAAGCCAGGTTGCAACTTCAACAACCATTGACAACTTGTCTGGAATAGATACAAGTGCTAAACAAAATGGTTACACTCTAGTATATGATGGCACCAGTGGGAAGTGGGAGGCAGCTCCAGCATCGTCTGTAGCAGCTTCAATTACTTCCATTGATGGTGGTACTTTTTAGAATGATATAAAGCTTTATATTATATAATATTTAAAAGACATTTAACTAGGAGAAAATAAATGGCAACAACAATTCAAATCAAAAGATCTACAGGATCGGCAGCTCCAGCAGCCTCGGACTTAGTAGAAGGTGAATTGGCTTATGCTGAAGATAGATCCGGTTCTGGTGCTTCTGCTAAATTATATGTTTCATCTATAGATTCAGGTGGTAACGAAGCTATCCAAGCAATTGGAGGTAAGTACTACACAGATCTAGTTGACGCAGCGACGAATGCTAATACAGCATCAACGCTTGTTAAAAGAGATGGCTCAGGTAACATTATAGTAGGCGCAGTAACAGGAAATCTAACTGGAGACGTAACAGGTAGCATTGCAGGCGCAACAGCTAACATGACAGGTCTAGTTACTTTCGGATCACTAACTGATGGCACAATTACAGCCACAGCATTTGTTGATGAGGACGATATGACTAGCGATAGTGCTACACTTATCCCAACTCAACAATCAGTTAAAGCCTATGTAGATGCTCAAGCACACATGACAGACGTCGGCATTGCCGGTGACTCTGGTACTGGAGCAATTACAGATGCAGAAACATTCACCCTAACAGGTGGAACAGGTATCACAACAGCGGTATCGGGTAACGCAGTTACTCACACATTGGATAACACAGCAGTATCAGCAGGATCATATGGTTCAGCAAGTACTATTCCTGTTATCACAGTTGACGCTCAAGGTAGACTTACAGCAGTATCAACAGCATCTACAAGTTCAGCATTAACAATTGGAGCCGATAGTGGTTCTGATGATGTTGTAACAGTAGGTACAGATACTCTTAACTTTACGGGTACAGCTAACGAAATTGAAACAACAGTTTCAAATAACACTATAACTATTGGATTACCAGACGATGTTACTATTGGCGGAAACGCTACAGTTTCAGGTAACCTAACAGTATCAGGAACTACAACAACTGTAGACTCCACAACACTATCCGTTGCAGATCCATTGATCTCATTAGCTACAGGCAACAATTCATCTGATGTCGTTGACATTGGTTTGTATGGTTTGTTTGATACTAGTGGTTCAAAAGACTTATACGGGGGTTTATTTAGAGACGCTAATGATTCCGGTAAATGGAAAATATTTAAGGACCTAGAATCTGCACCTACTACTACTGTTAATACAAGTGGTACAGGTTATGCAGTTGGTACTTTAGTAGCAAACATTGAATCAGCTTCAGCAACTATTACAGGCGGTACTATAACTGGTATCACAGATTTAGTAGTAGCAGATGGTGGTACAGGTGTTGGTTCATTTACAAGTAAAGGTATACTTTACGGTAATGGAACAGGTGTTTTACAAGTCACAGCAGCAGGCTCAGAAGGACAAGTTCTTCAGGCAGGCTCAGGAGGCACTCCAGAATTTGGTGGTGTTGATGGCGGAACCTATTAATATTAAGGGATAATTGAAATGGACGAACAACTACTTAATGAATATATTAATAACTTGGCAAATCAGGTTAATACCCTGACCCAAGAAAACATTTTACTTAAAACTAGACTTAGTCTTTTAGAGAAAAGGGAACAAGAGAGGTTGGCAGTGGAAGAGAAGAAGGAAATACAAACTAATCCGGCACCAGAGAGTAGTTACTCTCAACCGCCAGAAGTTAAACCAGAACCACAGCCTGAAAAGCCAGTGGTCGAGGAACCTTCTCCAGAGCCTGAACCTTCACCTAGACAACAGGTGAAGATGACACGAGGTCCAAGACCAAAAGGATATAATCCTAGAGTTGATGGACCCAGACCTTTAATCCCAGATACTAAAAGCGAGTCACAACAATAACAGAGGAATAATAAATGGCAACAGTTATTAAAATTAAAAAGTCGGAAACAGCTAATGCTGTTCCTACTACCTCGGATTTAGCGGTTGGAGAAGTAGCCCTTAATACAGCAGACAAGGTTGCTTTTGTAAGAGATTCAACAGATAGCATAGTTAAATTTGCAAATTACGCAGAGAAAAACTTAGCATTAGAATTTCCTACAGGAGATTATGGTTCAGTAGCATCGGCATTAGCCACAGATGCTTTTGGTCAAACCATTGAAGTCATATATGACTTACAAACCTCAATTCAGTATAGGGTTGCGACAGAAGACTTAGGTTCAGATTCATCAGTATAACAAGGAGACTATAGATGGCAGTTACAGTACAGTTTAGAAGGGGAACAACAGCTCAGAACAATGCGTTCACGGGTTCTGTTGGTGAGCTTTCAATAAACACAACAACCAATACTATTAGGGTCCATGATGGGAGTACAGCAGGCGGGCATGAGCTTATGAAAGCTGATGCCACAAATATTGATGGGAATGTTCCAATAGGAAACATTTCCGGAACAATATCAGCTAGCGCATTGGATGATGGGTCTAGCATAGACGGCGGAACATATTAATTAGGAGACAAAAATGCCAACACAAGTACAATTAAGAAGAGGAACTACTACACAAAATAATTCCTTTACTGGTGCGGTAGGTGAACTTTCCGTAGACACTACGCTAGATACAGTCCGAGTACATGATGGTTCAACAGCAGGCGGACATAGACTTGCCAAATATTCAGACATAAGTGCTGGAGATATTACGGCGGTTGTAGCAGGCACAGGACTATCAGGAGGAGCAACTAGCGGAAGTGCTACAGTATCACTTTCCCACTTAGGCTTAGAAAGCCTTTCAGACCCGAATGATGACAGAATTTTATTCTGGGATGATTCAGCAGGCGCTTCAGCGTTTTTAGATATAGGTTCAGGCCTAGCAATATCTGGAACGACATTAGCAGCGTCAACACAAACGAGCTTAGCAGATGCAGATGCAGATACTAAGATTCAACTAGAAGAAAGCAGCGACGAAGATACAATTAGATTCGACGCAGCAGGAACAGAAGTTATGAAGGTAACTTCAACAGGACTATTCCCAAGCGCAGATGATACATTTGCACTAGGGGCAGCTAACTTACAATGGAGTGATGTTTATGTAGGTCCTGGTTCACTATATGTTAATGGACAAAAAGTATTAGAAGATTCCTCAGGTTCAATTGTTGTATCTGCGGACTCTAACCAAAATGTTAGTGTACAAACATCAGGCTCAGGTAATGTCGAATTAGACGCTACAGGAACTGGTCTTGTTGCAGTTAAAAGCACATTACAAATTGAGGACGGTAGTAATATTACTAACTCAGCAGGTAATGGACTTACATTTGGTTCAGGTCTAATATCAGATTCACTTACATCAAGATCTACAAATACTAATTTAGTATTAGCTGGTAACGGCTCAGGGATTGTACAAGTAAGTGATGCCTTAACAGTAACAGGAAACCTTACAGTACAAGGAACAACCTCAACAGTAGAATCTACAACTTTAACAGTTGCAGATAAAAACATCACCGTAGCTCAAGGTGCAGCGGACGCAGCAGCAGCCAACGGAGCAGGACTTACAGTAGATGGAGCGTCAGCAACATTAACTTATACTTCTGCAGATGATAGATGGAACTTTAACAAATCCTTAAACGCTACCTTAATTGGTAATGTTACAGGTAATGTTACAGGTAATGTTAGTGGAAGTTCTGGTTCAACAACAGGTAACGCAGCAACTGCTACAACAGCAGCGGCTTTAACTACAGCAAGGACTCTATCATTTACAGGTGATGTAACTGGTACAGGAGACTTTGACGGATCAGGTAACTTAGCAACAGCATTAACTATTGCAGCTAATAGTGTTGCTTTAGGTACAGATACAACAGGGAATTATATGGCGCAAGTAAGTGGAGGAGATGGTATTACTATTTCTCACTCACAGGGAGAGGGCTCAACAGCTACAATCACTGGTACAGCAATATATGATTCAAGTGGAACAAAATTAAATTAAGGTAGACGCAGATGGCTTTAGCAAGTAGAATAGATTTACAGGATTATTGTCTAAGAAGACTTGGACACCCTGTAATTGAAATTAATGTTGACGACGCACAACTCTCAGATCGTTTAGACGATTCTTTGCAGTTTTTTCAAGAGTATCATTTCGATGGAGTCGAAAGGACTTATGTCAAACATGAAGTTACAGGGTCTAAGCTAAAGTTAACTGCTAACCTTGGTGGTAATTTTACTAAGGGAGACATCTTAACAGGTGGAACTTCCGGTGCAACTGCAGAATTTTATCAAACAGATTCTACAGCACAATTTTTAGAATTTGAACAAGTTAGATCAGGAACTTTTGTAGCATCTGAAACCGTAACAGGTAGTATATCAGGAGCCACAGCAACAATAAGCGCTACGGATTTTTATACTAAAGGAGATATTGAAAACGGATATTTTCCAGTAAGTAACAATATCATAGGTATAACCCGGGTCTTTAATTTTGGTGGAGCAGCCACAAACAATACAAAAGATGGACAACTGTTTGATTTAATGTATCAGTTTAGAATGAATGATCTATATAATTTAATGGGAGCAGACATGATATATTATTCAGTCGTGCAAACTCATTTATCAACATTAGAACAACTGTTAGTAGGACAACGACAAATTCGTTGGAATAGAAAAACAGATAGACTTTATGTAGATACAGATTGGGATAAGACATATAATATAGGCGACTTTATAGTAGCTGAGGCTTATGCTATCTTAGATCCTAATACATATACAGAGGTTTATGACGATATGTTCTTAAAGAAATATACAACAGCATTATTTAAAAAACAATGGGGCGATAATCTGAAGAAATTTGCAGGTATTCAAATGCCAGGTGGTGTGACTTTAAACGGAGAAACCATTTACAACGAGGCAGTACAAGAGATACAAGCAATTGAACAGGAGATGCAACTTAAATACGAATTACCTCCTCAATTTATGATAGGTTAACACATGGCCACAAATTTTTATTTCCAAAATGGCGGTGGTATAGGACAAACAGGTGAACAGCGCCTAATAGAAGATCTTATTATCGAAAGTCTTAAAATATACGGACACGATACTTACTACTTGCCTAGAACAATAGTAAACAAAGATGATATCTTTGACGAAGATGCTTTGTCCAGATTTACACAGGCATATCCTTTAGAAATGTACTTAGAAAATGTACAAGGGTTTGAAGGACAGGGAGATATATTCACAAGATTTGGTATGGAAGTTCGAGATCAAGCAACTTTCGTATTAGCAAAAAGACGCTGGGAAGACATGGTTACAAGGCAAGGGCCTGATGTATCTAGAAAAGCTAGACCAGTGGAAGGTGACTTAATATATTTTGATAGAACAAAATCCTTATTTGAAATTAAGTATGTAGATTTTCAAAATCCGTTTTATCAAGCAAATCAAATTTATGTATTTAAATTAACTTGTGAACTGTTCGAGTACAGCTCAGAAGATTTAGACACAGGTATTGCAACAATAGATGCGATAGAAACAAAATACTCTCAAGATATGTTAGAGTATCAATTTAAAAAGGAAGATGGCGGTTTGTTCTTAAAAGAAGATAGTGGTAGTTTAATTACAGAGGCATACCAAACATCTGTATCAGAGCCAATTGATAATGCAGACTTTGATAACTTATTAACACTAGAAGGTATACTAGACTTTAGCGAGTCTAATCCGTTTGGTGAGATAGGAGGCTCGTAATGTTTAAAGATAAAACATTTTATCACAGTCATATAAGAAAAGCTATCATAGCTTTTGGAACAATATTCAATGATATAAACATTGAAAGAAAGAATTCAGCAGGTGCAATAGCACAAACATTAAGAGTGCCTTTAGCGTACTCTACAAAACAAAAGTTTTTAACTAGGATTGCCAGAGTACCAGATACAAGTACAAGAGGGGAAGTAGCACTTACTTTACCTAGAATGGGATTTGAAATAAATGGTTTAAACTACGATCCAGGTAGAAAGGTAGCTCCTATAAATAGAACGAGAGTAGTAGGAACGGGAGACGATACTAGTACAGTTAGATCTGTATTTGCTTCTGCTCCATGGAACATGGATTTAGCATTATATATATTTGCGAAGAACCAAAATGATGGATTAAATATAATAGAACAAGTACTTCCTTATTTTAATCCTGACTTTAATGTAACAATAAACGATCTCCCAGAAATGGGAATAAAAAGAGACATAAAAATAACTTTAGATAATGTTAATTATGAAGACGAGTATGAAGGCGAGTTTGCAAACAGAATAAGTGTAATATGGACTTTGAATTTTACAATGAGGCTTAATTTCTACAGCCATGTAGCTAATGTAGATGTTATTAAACAAGCAGTAATAGATGCATATAATGATCCAGAATTATCACTAGATAAAGTAGCACTCTCAAGCGGAAGAGCAAGGGTTAAAGCAACAGTTGATCCTCAATCTGCCACACCAGCCGATGAATATAAGTTCTTGGAGGAATTTGATGAAGCATTCGAAACATAGCGGGTTTGAAGAATTAGATAAGAGCTTTAATACAAAAGAAATAACAAAAGCTTTAGAAACTAATCTTAGAAAAACCGAAGAAGAGAGAAAACTCCCAGCAGTAGACATGTCAGAAGAAGACAAAGACATTCTACATGCCAAACAACAAGAAGAAGACTTACAATACGCTAGGAGTATGCTTAAACAGGCAGAGGCATTTAATGCTGAGGCAATAGAAGGCATATTACACATAGCAAGAAACTCAGACCAACCTAGAGCATACGAAGTAGCAGGTGGATTAATTAAAAATTTACAAGATAATGCTAAAGACATGTTAGATGTACACGAAAGACAAAAAAGAATAACAGATGACGGCACTAAGGGTAAGGGTAATATAAAAACACAGAACAACATGTTCGTAGGTAGTACAAAGGAATTACTACAAGCATTAAAAGGCGAACAAGCCAAGTTAATAGAAGGTGAAGTGGACGATGGCTAGGCCCGAAGTCACTTCATATCATGGCAATCCTAATCTTAAACCATTAGCATATCAGCACGACTTTACTCAACAAGAGATAGCGGAGTATGTTAAATGCCAAAACGATCCTAAATATTTTATAGAAAACTATGTAAAAATTGTTACACTAGATCAAGGATTACAACCATTTAAATTATTCGATTGTCAAAAAGGCAAAGTAGATCTCATTATGAATGAGAGAAAAGTAATTTTAATGGAAGGTAGACAGCAAGGTAAAACAGTAACAGCAGCTGCGTGTATATTACACTATACAATATTCCAAGAAGATAAAACAGTAGCTATCATGGCTAACAAAGCCTCAGCTGCGAGGGAAGTATTAAACAGATATCAAATAATGTATGAGAACTTACCTTTGTGGATGCAACAAGGTGTTAGAGTATGGAATAAGGGTGATGTAGAATTAGAGAACAATAGTAAAGTACTCTCAGCAGCTACAACAGCATCCGCCATTCGTGGTAAATCAGTTAACTGGTTGTACATTGATGAGGCAGCAATCATACCTAACAACATAGCAGACGAGTTTTTTACTTCTGTTTATCCTACAATCTCAGCTGGAGAAACAACAAAGATCCTACTTACATCCACACCACTAGGTTACAATCACTTCTGGAAGTTCTGGAATGAGGCAGAGAAGAAACAAAATGGCTTTGAACACATGTTCATACCTTACTATGAGATACCTGGAAGAGATGAGAAGTGGTTAGAAGAACAAAAAGGACTCTTAGGTGAGGTAAAATTCAATCAAGAGGTAATGTGTGAGTTCTTAGGTTCAACCAATACTTTAATTAATGCTACAACTATAGGTAGATTAAGTAGTAAACCAGTAGAGTTTACCAATAATGGATTAGATATATACGAAAACCCACAAGAAGGACATTACTACGCAATGGCATGTGATACTGCCAGAGGTATTGGTGGAGATTACTCTGCCTTTGTAGTCGTAGATATAACACAAATGCCATATAAGGTTGTGGCAAAATATAGAGATAATCAAATAGCTCCTATGTTGTTTCCAGATGTAATTGGAAAGGTAGGCAGGGACTATAATAATGCTTTTATATTAGTAGAAGTAAACGATATAGGACAACAGGTAGTAGAAATACTACATCAAGAAGTAGAATATGAGAACATATTAAGCACAGTACAAGAACAGAACAGACAATATGTAAGTCCTGGCTTTGGTAAAGCAACAAAGTTAGGTGTAACTACTTCTAAACAAGTTAAAAGACAAGGGTGTTTTACATTTAAGTCTTTACTAGAAGAACAAAAATTATTGATATTTGATGAGCATATAATACATGAGATATCAACATTTATTGAAAAAGGAAACACATATCAAGCAGATGAAGGTTATCACGATGATCTAGTTATGTGTATGGTATTATTTGGGTGGCTGTCTAGTCAAAACTTCTTTAAGGATATGACAGATGTTAATGTTAGAGAAGGACTATATGGACAACAGATGGGAGAAATTGAAACGAATCTCACACCTTTCATTAGAATAGATGGACAAGAACCCGAAGTAGAAGTTATAGGAGATGATGTCTGGTTATTAGAAGATGAGTATAATCCAGGCAACATGCAGAAAAAATTAAGAGATTTAATAAACAGATAATGTATTTACAACAATATTGTCGTATTTACAAAATTGTAAGTCTAACTTTTGTCATGTATAAATAGTAGGATGATAATAAAAACTTGTGTCATTCATAAGATAATATAAAACCGAGGAGAAAAACATGGCATTTCAGCTATCACCAGGTGTTCTTGTTAGAGAAACAGATCTTACTTCTGTTATTCCAGCAGTAGCTACTTCTATAGGAGCTTTTGTAGGTAATTTCAGATGGGGACCTGCAGGCGAGATCACAACAATTAGTACAGAAAACGAACTTGGTGCCAAGTTCGGACAGCCAAATGACGATACAGCAGTTGACTTTTTGACAGCAGCGTCATTCTTGGCTTATGGTAATAACCTTCAATTAGTCAGAGCTATTGACGATACCACAGCAACTAATGCTGTAGCATCAGGCTCAGCGACACTAATTAAAAACGATGAAGATTATGACTTGAACCATTCTACTGGTTCAGGAACTAACGGCATGTGGGCAGCTAAGTATCCAGGCTCTTTAGGAAACTCTCTTAAAGTAGCTATTGCAGATTCCAGTAATTTTGACACCAACTCTGTTGCGTCAACTACTGTTACAGCAGGTGGATCTAGCTATAGTAGTGCACCAACTGTTACATTTTCAGCTCCGGCTTCAGGTGTTACCGCTACAGGTACAGCTACCGTGGCGTCAAATGCAGTTACAGCAATTACTATTACTAACCCAGGTAATGGTTATACCAGCGCACCAACAATTACAATTAGTGGCGGAGGCGGAACTGGAGCAACAGCTACAGCAACACTTGCAACTGATTGGACATATAAAAATGAATTTGATAGAGCACCACTTACATCTACAAAAGTAGCAATACAAGGCGGTTCAAACGACGAACTTCACATTGTTGTTATTGACGAAGATGGAGCTTTTTCAGGCGTAATAGGAACAGTCCTAGAACGATTCGCTCATGTCTCTAAAGCATCCGATGCTAGAGGACTAGAAGGCGGTTCATTATTTTATAAAGATGTAATTAATTCGCAGTCTAAGTATGTTTACTGGACAGACCATCCTGCAGGAGACTCCACATGGGGTAACGCAGCATTAGGTCAAGCATTTACATCAGGATTTACAACAGCAGAAGCAACAGTAAGCCTTTCAGGCGGTGTTGATGATGCACCTGACTCAGGTGACTTACAAACAGCTTGGAGCTTGTTTGCAGATGCAGAACAAACAGATGTAAACCTTCTTATAACTGGAGCAATGGGTACTACAGACCAAAAGTATGTACAAGATAACATTGCTAAAGTAAGAAAAGATTGTGTTTCATTCCATTCACCAGTACTAGCTTCCGTTGTTAACAACGCAGGCTCAGAGGTATCAGCCATTACTACAGACAGAGGTAGTTTAGCTGCCACTTCATATAGTTTTATGGACGGTAACTGGAAATACATGTATGATCGTTATAACGATGTATACAGATGGATTCCATTAAATGGAGACACAGCAGGTTTATGTGCAAACACAGACGCAGAAGCAGATCCGTGGTTCTCACCAGCAGGATTTAACAGAGGACAAATTAGAAACGCTGTTAAACTGGCATGGAGCCCTACTAAAACAAACAGAGACGAACTATATAAAATTGGTGTAAACCCAATTATTAATAACCCAGGAAATGGGATTGTATTGTTTGGAGACAAAACTCTATTAGCAGCACCTAGTGCTTTTGATAGAATTAATGTTCGAAGATTGTTTATTGTATTAGAGAAAGCAATTTCTACTTCAGCTAAATTCCAATTATTTGAATTTAACGACGCTTTTACTAGAAATCAATTCACATCACTTGTTACACCTTTCTTAAGAAATGTACAAGGCAGACGTGGTATATTTGACTTTAAAGTAGTATGTAACGAAAGTAATAACACAGGCGAAATAATCGACACCAACCAGTTTGTTGCAGATATTTTCATTAAGCCTGCTCGTTCTATTAACTTTATTACATTAAACTTTATTGCTACTAGAACTGATGTTAGCTTTGAAGAAATTGGCGGTTAACTGTATAAATAACTATTAAGGACTAAGGAGAAAAACATGCCTAATATAACACAATTTAAATCAGCATTAGCTGAAGGCGGTGCAAGGCCTAATCAGTTTCGATTGAGCATTCCATTCCCAAGCGATGTAAAAGACGCAAATCAAACAGACCTGTTATTAGTTAGCGGAGCAGCGTTACCAGCATCAACTGTCAACCCAGTTATTACACAATACAGAGGTAGGGAAGTTAAATTTGCAGGTGAAAGAATTTTTGATCCGTGGACAATCACAGTAATCAATAATAACGACTTCACATTAAGACGAAAGTTTGAAGAATGGATGGACATTATTAATGGTAGAGATGACAACGAAGGTGAAATTGAATGGGATAAATACCAGACAGATATTACTGTAGAACATCTAGACAGAAATGATGCACCCTTAACAGGCGGTAAATATGTATTGGTTCAGGCTTTCCCAATTAACATGTCAGAAATTGCATTACAATATGCACAGAACGACATTATTGAGGAATTTACTGTAACATTCCAATATCAAACATATACAGCCCAATAATTGGGACTGAGGATATATAATTATGGACTTATTTGGATTTGAGATCAAGCGGAAGGATAACGCAGCGAACGAGAAATCGTTTGTTGCTCCTTCACAAGATGATGCTATTGAAAGCATACGAGCTGGTGGGTATTATGGCACCTACATGGATTTGGAAGGTGTTGCCCACACAGAGTCGGAGCTTATTAAAAGGTATCGAGACATCGCCGGGATGGCAGATGTCGATACAGCAGTAGAAGATATTATTAATGAATCAATAGCGCAACTTGAGAATGAATCACCCGTTGAGCTCAACTTAGATGATGTAGATTTATCATCTGCAGTCAGAAAATCAATCCAAAAAGAATTTGAAGAGATTAAAAATCTCATGGACTTTAAAAATAGAGCCCAAGATTATTATAGACGATGGTATATAGATGGAAAAATATTTTTTCATAAAGTCATCGATATGGAAAACCCTAAAGAAGGGATCAAAGATATTAGATATATTGATCCAAGAAAAATTAGGAAAGTGCGTGAAGTTAAGAAGGAAAAAAATCCTTCTGGCGTAATGTTTGTTAAAGCAGTGGAAGAGTTCTTTATCTATAATGATAAAGGAGTTACTTCCAAACCAGGAGCTTATGTAGCACCTGAAAATCAGCAAGGGCTGAAGATAACAAAAGACGCCATAGCATACGCACCAAGTGGTTTGGTAGATCACGATAAGAATATTGCATTATCGTATCTACATAAGGCAATTAGGCCAGCAAACCAACTTCGTATGATGGAGAACGCAGTAGTAATTTATAGAATTACAAGAGCTCCAGAACGAAGAATATTTTATGTAGATGTTGGTAACTTGCCGAAGATGAAGGCAGAACAATATCTAAAAGACATCATGGATAGATATCGTAACAAATTAGTTTACGATGCTAACACAGGTGAAATTAGAGATGATAAGAAGTTCATGTCTATGTTGGAAGACTTTTGGTTACCCAGAAGAGAAGGCGGAACAGGTACAAGTATTGATACATTGCCAGCAGGTCAAAACCTAGGGCAGATAGAAGATGTAGAATACTTTCAAAGGAAGTTATATCAGTCCTTGAATATACCTGTATCGAGATTAGAACAACAGGCTGGACTAAATTTTGGTAGAGCAGCTGAGATAAATCGAGACGAGATGAAGTTTACAAAATTCATCATCAAGTTAAGAAGAAAGTTCTCGGTAATGTTAAGCGATCTTTTAAAGACGCAGCTCTTACTAAAAGGTGTTATGACGGAAGACGATTGGCATAGTATCAAAGACGATATAGAATTTGAGTTTGCCACAGATGCTTATTACACAGAGTCTAAGGAACAAGAAATTCTTAGAAGTAGAGTAGAAGTATTAAACGGTCTAGCAGCATACATAGGAACATTTTTTAGTAAGCGTTACATACAAAAGAATGTATTAATGTTAACGGATGAGGAGATTGATACAATAGAAACAGAGATTATGGCAGAGCCACAATACAGTAGACAGTATCAATGGAGTCCATTACAAGCAAGTAACCCGGATCAACCGGAACCTGCAGGTAATATAAGTAATGATGTACCAGGAGAAGGAAACCCTGTTCCTGGACCTGATAATGGAGCATAATATGGCAGAAGATAGAACACAAGAAGTTAAAGATTTGGTAGGCAATATCATAGCTGGTAACAGCGGTGAGGCTCAACAACAATTTAACGATCAGATGGCATCTCGAGCACAAGAGGCGTTAGACGATCAAAAGGCAGGAGTAGCAGCAGACATATATAATAAACATACTGTTGACCCTGACATGGAACCACAGGGAGTATCATTAGATGATGCACTTGTGGATATAGATCAAGATACAGGGCGACCTGTAGAGACAGGAGAAACAAATGGCGAAGACATTTAAAAATTTTAGAGCAGGAGTTATTACCGAAAGTCCTGTTGATGGTGTAGCTAAAGGCTCACTAGACGGAGATAAACATTTATGTGCATCGAAAATTATGCACAAAGAATGGAACGAAGGTACACCTATTATAGGTGAACACGCAGAACCAGTAGACGGAACAGTCTCTTGGTATAAAGTAATGTTTGAACACGGTATAGAAACAGTTGAAGTGAATGATCCTAATGTCGAGATCCTTGAAGAAGGACCTCATATGAACCATAAGAAAAAATCATATTAAACTAATTAAAAGGAAATCACATGGCAGTCACAGTAAATAACTTAAAACTCACCCAAGTCCAGGGTGTAGTATCTGTTAGGGGGACTGCAGCAACCGGAACAATTGCTTTAGCAACAACACTAAAGAAATCTACTGAGACGCAAAGCTCCCCAGCAGTCAATATAAAAGGACTACATTGGACTTTATCTAGCGGAGCTAGCGCTAAGGTTCAACGAAACTCCGTTGTACTATTTGAACTACAAGAAAGTGGTTCATTAGATATGTACGGGTATGCAGAGAACTCAGAAAACACATCTGATATAGAAGTAGCTATTGCCGGTGGCGATGGCGGTACTGTTATAGTAGATTGTGCTAAAGTTTCTGGTTACGGTTCACAACAACATCAAGACGCACCACTAGACACTAATGATTCAGGAAGTGTTTATGACGGTGGATCTTTAGGTTAAGGAGAAATAAATGAGACTTATTAAAGAATTCAACGAAAGTATTAACTATCTCACAGAAGATAGTAAAGATCCTAAGAAGCCTAATGTATTCATTGAAGGTGTATTCTTACAATCAGATTTAAAGAACAAAAACGGTCGTGTATATCCTAAAGAGATTATGCAACGAGAAGTTAACAGATATGTTAACGAATCTGTCAACACTAAAAGAGCTTACGGAGAGTTAGGACACCCAGAAGGACCTACTGTAAACTTGGACAGAGTATCTCATATGATAGTTTCACTAAAGGAAGACGGCAGCAATTGGATTGGTAAAGCCAAAATTATGGACACACCAATGGGTAAAATTGTAAAAGAACTTATTAGCGAAGGCGCTCAACTTGGAGTAAGCTCCAGAGGATTGGGCTCTTTAAAAGAGAGGAATGGCATTAATGAAGTACAAGATGACTTTATGCTTGCCACAGCAGCGGATATTGTTGCAGATCCTAGCGCTCCAGACGCTTTTGTATCCGGTATTATGGAAGGAAGGGAATGGGTTTTTGTTAATGGTAAATGGACAGAACAAGACATAGAAGAAAGCAAGGCAATAATTAACAAGGCTTCTCAGAGAGATTTAGAAGAAGCTAAATTTGCAGTTTTTAGCAATTTTCTAGATAAACTGTCTAAAATATAATAGAAATCTGTATAAATATAAATAGTTTATTAGATTATATTAAAATTAAATAATCCTAAGAGGAGAGTAACATGGGAGTAGAATCCAAAATCAGAGAACTTCTAGAAGGCAAGTTGCAAGACGATGCTGTAGAAGTACTTGACGAACTAGCGGCAAATCGTCCATTAGATAAGTCAAGCAATGGAGATGCTAAACCACCCCTACAAGGTAACTCTAATCCAAACCCAGAACAGCAAGACCTTAGTGGTTCAAGCAACCCTGAAGGCGGATTAACAAGCCCAGTAGGAAAGGAAGCGTCAGCTAAGGCTGGCAGTGCCCCTAGACCTTCAAACTCAGGCGCTGGTAAAGCACCTAACTACAACGATGGAGAGGCAACTCAAAGCGTTGTAGCACAATCTAGCTCTAAAGGTAATGTACATCAAGAAGAAGTCGAAGAGACTGAAGATGAAGTACTAGAAGAAACACCTGAAGTAGCAGACGAAGAGATTGTTGCAGAGGAAGAAGTAGTCGAAGGCGAAGAAGTAGAATATGTTGAAGAAGGCGAAGAAGAAGTTATTGCTGAATCTGAAGAAGACGAAGTAGAAGCATCTGAAGAAGAATCAACAGAGGAAACTTTATTCGAAGAGGACATTGCTAACTTGTTCGCGGACGAGGAGCATCTTTCAGAAGAATTTAAAACACAAGCAGCTTCATTATTTGAGGCATCGGTTGTGGCCAGAGTCAATCAACAAATGGAATCCATTGAGGATGAGCTTGTTGAGGAAGCCAATAAGGCTTTTGATGAGGCAAAAGAGAAGCTCGTAGAAAATGTAGACAAATACCTCAGTTATGTAACTGAGCAATGGCTTAAAGAAAACGAGCTAGCTGTTGAGAACGGCTTACGCAACGAAATTACTGAATCATTCCTTAACGGTATGAGAGAAGTATTCAAAGAACATTATATTGATGTTCCTGAAGAAAAATTCGATGTGTTGGCAGAACAACAGTCTGAAATTGATGAGTTAAAATCTAAGTTAAACGAAGAGATTAACAAGTCAGTTGCAATCAGCGAAGACAGAGAACAACTACAAAAGGAAAAAGTTTTCCGTTCCGTGGTTGACGATCTAGCTGAAACTGAAGTGGAGAAATTCGCAGGTTTAGTCGAAGGAATTAATTTCGACGGCGAAGACAAGTATATTTCAAAACTAAATGTTATCAAGGAAAATTATTTTCCTAAAGCGAAAGCTGATGATAGTGATAAGCTAGAAGATAGCGTTGATCAGGGAACTTTAACAGACAACACCGTGATGAGTAGATATGTACAAGGTATCTCTCAAGCAGCGAAGTTTGATAAGGTTAAAAATTAACATTTTTATAAATAATTAGGTTATAGAAATAACAAACAAAGTAAAACAAGGAGAAACTGATGTATCTTTCAGAAGAACTACAAAATAAGTGGAGCCCAGTTCTTGAACATCCTGAACTCAATGAGATCAAGGACCCGTACAAGAAGGCGGTAACCACAGTAGTACTCGAAAACCAAGAGAAGGCTCTTCGTGAAGAAAAAGAAGCTCTTTTCGAGGCTACACATGCTAACCAAACAGGTGCAAGCGTTGACAACTACGATCCTATATTGATCTCACTAGTTAGACGTGCTTTACCTAACCTTATGGCTTACGATGTTTGTGGAGTACAACCAATGTCTGGACCAACTGGTCTAATCTTTGCAATGAAATCTCATTTCACCAGTCAAACTGGCGCTGAGGCTTTATTCAACGAAGCAGACACTGATTTCTCAGGTGCAGGTACACATGCTGGAGCTAATCCAGTAGACGGTACTTACACTACAGGAAACGGGGTATCTACAAGCACTGCAGAAGGTTTTGGAGACTCAACTACACTAAATGAAATGGCTTTCTCAATCGAGAAAACAACTGTTACTGCTAAGTCCAGAGCGTTAAAAGCTCAGTACACAGTAGAACTAGCACAAGACTTGAAAGCTGTTCATGGTTTAGATGCGGAATCCGAACTTTCCAATATTCTTTCTCAAGAAATTCTTGCAGAAATTAATCGTGAAGTTATTAGAACTATCTACAAAGTAGCAAAAACTGGTTCTGCCAGCACAGCTACTGCCGGAACATTTGACTTAGATGTCGACAGTAACGGAAGATGGTCCGTAGAAAGATTTAAAGGTCTTTTATTTAATATCGAGCGTGATGCTAATGTCATCGCACAAGACACAAGGCGTGGTAAAGGTAACTTCATCATCTGTTCATCAGATGTTGCTAGTGCTCTTTCAATGTCAGGTGTACTTGACTATGCTCCAGCATTATCAACTAATTTAAATGTTGATGACACAGGTAATACATTTGCTGGCGTACTTAACGGTCGTTATAAAGTATACATTGACCCATATTCTGCAAATACAGGAGCTGCTAGCCAGTTCTATGTATGTGGTTATAAAGGCACAAGCCCTTATGACGCAGGTCTATTCTACTGTCCGTATGTTCCACTACAAATGGTAAGGGCAATTGACCCTGCTACATTCCAGCCAAAAATTGGTTTCAAAACCAGGTATGGCATGATAGCTAACCCATTCGTAATGCAGTCAGACGGCACTACAGATGGAGACACATTTACAGCAGACAGAAACCAATACTACAGAAGTGTAAAAGTTTCTAACTTAATGTAATTAGGTCTTTTCGGAAACGAATTAAAACGGGCTACTTAGTAGCCCGTTTTTTTGACTTGAATTTATTTTTGATTTACAAATTCGTTGAGTTTAACAGCTACTGCTATAACATCTTCAGCCGTCATTGGTTTTAGTATAGGAAACTCAGGATAAGGAATATCCTTTGCATCTTGTGCTCTACAAACATCTTGATGATATTTGTCTACAGCCATATTACGGTTTTGTTCTACTATACATTGTGCTTGACTAAGCAATTCGGCTCGTATTTCAAAGCCTGATTTATTCTCTGACATAATTTTCTCCTGTGTGTGTGTCAAGTCCAAATTTATTTTGGACATACTATATATACAAAAGGTATTAGTCCTTCTTTACTTATGGTTAGACATAAAGTATTATAAATACTAATAAGACAAGGTAACTAATATGGCATATTCAAAAAAGGTAGTAGATAGATTTAATGATGTTTTAAATAACCCAAAATCACATGGAGTTGGCAGGTTCGATCCTAAAGACCCAAATGTTGCTACAGGCATGACGGGAGCACCGGCATGTGGAGATGTTATGAAGTTAGATTTAAAAGTAAATCCAGATACTGATGTTATTGAAGATGTAAAGTTCAAAACATACGGTTGTGGAAGTGCTATTGCTAGTTCTACAATGTTTGTGGAAATGTTAAAGGGTATTACAATGACTCAGGCTTTAGAAATTAAAGATAAAGACATTGCAGAAGCTTTAGAATTACCACCTATTAAATTACATTGTTCTGTATTAGCAGAAGATAGTATTAAAAGAGCCCTACAAGATTGGGACGAAAAAAAGAAACATAGAAATCATAATAGGGGGCCTGAATGATAGAATGGACCGATGAAGCAATGGAACAAGTGATTGAAAGATTAGAAAAGAAAAAATCACCTGGTATTAGATTAGCATTGTTAGGCGGTGGTTGTGCAGGCTTTAAATATGATTTTAATTATGCTGATGGACCTAATAACGATCAGGATGAGGAACTAGACTTTGGAAAATTCAAAATGTGGATATGTCCTATGTCGGCAGGTTACTTAGCTGGTACAGTTATTGGATGGCGAGTAGAAGGATTGGTAGAAGAATTTACATTTTGGAATCCAGCAGAATCTAGCGCTTGTGGTTGTGGAGAAAGCGTAGGATTTTAATGATGGAGATAAAAAATGGCAAAAACATGGAGTGGAAAACTCACACATAGTGGTGTAAAGAAAGCAACATCACAGGGCGTCGGAGGAAGAGGTAGAAAAGTTAAACTTGCTACTTCCACGATGAATAAAAACAGAAAAAGAAGTTATAAAAAGTACAGAGGACAAGGTAGATGACAACAACCAATATTACGAATGTTTCAGAAGCATCGTGGAGTAATGCTAACCCAAATGAGTTAGACTATTTGCGTCCTAACGCATTTAAATTTCAGATACATAACATTCCTAATACAAGTTACTTCTGTAACGCTGCTAACATACCAGAAATGAATTTGCCACCTGCAATTCAACCCAATCCTTTAGTAGATATAGGACACCCAGGCGATAAAATAGAATTTGGTACTTTAATGATACGATTCCTCATACAAGAGGACATGAAAAATTATAAAGAACTATATGATTGGATGGTAGGCCTAGGTTTCCCTAAAGACAGCAAGCAATTTGCAGAATATACAAAAACACAAAACTATAGGTTCCCAGATATATCACCTGAGAGCTCACAAGGGTTAGGACAGTATAGTGATGCTACACTTACCCTATTAGATTCAAACAACAACGCAAAAGTGGTAATTAGTTTCGTCGATGCTTTCCCTACAAGTTTACAGGGTTTGGATTTTGAGATAGTAACAGGCAGTACAGATTATATGATGGGTGTTGCTATGTTTAAGTACTCATTATTTGAAATCGAAGTCTTATAATACCAAAAGGTACAATAACTAGTTGACTCTTACATAGCAAGAGTCTATAATGTATATATTATGATAACTCTAAAAGAACTACAAGACATGTGGCAAGAAGACTGTAAGGTTGATGAACTTAACCTTGGACAGGAGTCTACACGCATACCAGAACTACATTCTAAGTATCTTAACCATTTATCTACACTAAGACTACAATGTCGCAGATCCCAAAGTGAATTATTTAAAATGAGAAGGCTGAAGTGGAAGTATTATCGAGGTGAGTTAGATCAAAAGGAATTGAATGAAAGAGGCTGGGATCAGTACTTAGGTAACGCTCCTCTTAATAATCAGATGAATGAGTTCTTAGACACAGACGAAGATGTTATTAAATTAACCGATAAATTGGAGTATTTAAACACTTGTTTGACCCTGTGTGAGAGTGTTATGAAGTCGATTTCTAGTCGTTCTTTTGATATTAAAAACGCAATTGAATGGACTAAGTTTACAAACGGGTCTTACTAGTGAAAAATATTTGGCCGGTATCTAGGAGCAAAAAAAGTTGATCAAGGTTTCTAAAAAAGACGAAGTACATATTAGTGTAGATACAGATCCAAGTACTGCACAAGAGATATGTGACTTCTTTACTTTTGAAATACCTGGTGCCAAGTTTATGCCTCTATACAAGAAGAAAGTATGGGACGGCAAAGCAAGATTGTTTAATATATACAACCGAGAATTATACATAGGTCTTTTGCCTTACTTGAAAGAGTTTGCAGAAACCTTAGAGTATAATATAGAAGTAAACATGCCTGACATAGGCGAAACCATAGACATAGATAGATTTACTAATGAATTGAGGTTACAATCCAATGGAAAACAAATCGAAATTAGAGATTATCAGAAAGAAGCGGTTACAAAGGCAATTAATGTTGGGAGAACTCTCCTCTTATCTCCAACTGCTTCTGGGAAGTCTCTTATTATTTATAGCCTTATCCGTTATCACCAACTGAAAGGTAGAAAGCAACTAGTAATTGTGCCTACTACATCTTTGGTAGAACAAATGTATGGAGACTTTCAGGACTATGCTACGGCAGACACTTGGCAAGTAACAGAAAATTGTCATAGGATATATGGTGGTAAAGAAAAAACAAATGAATATCCTATAACAATAAGTACATGGCAATCTATATACAAGTATCCTAAAAAATGGTTTGAACAATTTGAAGTAGTATATGGAGATGAGGCACACTTGTTTAAAGCAAAATCATTAACAACATTAATGAACAAGCTTACAAACACACCTTTTAGAATAGGAACAACAGGTACATTAGATGGAACTAAGACACATAGGCTTGTACTAGAAGGTGTGTTTGGACAAGTACACAAGGTTACAACTACTAAAAAATTAATGGACGATAAGCAACTAGCCACATTAAAAATTTTATGTTGTATGATTAACTGGAAGGACGCACATAGAAAAGAAGTAAAGGGTATGACTTACCAAGAAGAAATAGATTGGATAGTAACACACCCAGATCGTAATGAAATTATAAGAAAATTAACTGTTGCACAAGACGGTAACACACTTGTTCTATTTCAATTTGTAGAAAAGCATGGTACAGTATTACATGAAATGATAAGCAAAACAGTTAAAGAAAACAGAAAAGTATTCTTTGTATATGGTGGCACAGATACAGAGGTAAGAGAAGAAATAAGAGCTATTACAGAAACACAAAACGATGCTATCATCATTGCCTCATACGGCACATTTTCAACGGGTATAAATATAAGGAACCTTCATAATATTGTGTTTGCCTCGCCTAGTAAGAGTAGAATAAGAAACTTACAGAGTATAGGACGAGGACTTCGTAAAGGAGAGAACAAAGTATCATGTAATCTTTTTGATATTGGTGATGATTTAGCGTGGAAGTCTAAAAAGAATTACACACTTAACCACTTAATAGAGAGGATCAAGATTTATAACGAAGAAGGTTTCGATTATAAACTTGTTAAATTAGATGTCTGATATAAGCATATTAAAATTAATGGACGGCACTACAATCGTAGGCAGACTAACACAAGACGGAGATCTTGTAGAAATAGAACATCCAATAGAATTGGTGTCTAATATAACACCTGTTGGAAATATATTAGGTGAGCAAGTAAGTTTAAGACCTTATGTTGCTATAGCACAAGAACATATTTTTACTATAGAAAGATATAATGTTATTAATATATCTACTCTACAGGAAAATTTTGTTGACGGCTATGAAAGAATGGTAGAAAATATTTATTTCAGAGAACAACAATGGGACGGTGACTTAATGTCAGAGGAACCAGACTTAGATATAGATACAATGACAGAACTTGCAGATGCAATTATAAAGAAACAAATACATTAGGAGTATATTATGGCAAAAAGACGTGACCCTAACTCGGCACACTATATAGACAACAAGGAGTTCCTTGTAAAGATTAGTGCTTACCGAGAGGAAAGAATTGAAGCAGAAGAGAGTGGAGATGAAAGACCACAAGTAACAAATTATATAGGCGAGTGCTTTGTTAAAATAGCAAATCATTTAGCATATAAATCTAACTTTGTAAACTATACATTTAGAGATGAAATGATTTTAGATGGTATTGAAAACTGTCTTACATATATGGATAACTTTGATCCAGCAAAATCTAAAAATCCTTTTGCATACTTTACACAAATCACATACTACGCTTTCATTAGGCGTATCCAAAAAGAAAAAAGACAAATGGAAACTAAGTTCAAATATATTAAGAGCTTAGATATAGATCAAATCTTAGAACAAAGCGCAGACGGAAGTGAACACTCTAATGATTACCTAAGTTATATGAGAGGCATGATTGAGCAAGCAGAGGCAGATAATGCTAAAGCTGACGCAGCTAACGCAGGTAAAAAGATGCCTAAGCGTAGACCTAAATACTTAGATGAAAAAATTAAGGCAGAGGAAGCAGCAGCTAAGGCAGAGGAAGATGCGAAAAGCTAGTAAAGATATAAAAGGATTTTATGAGTGGGACTTTACAGACATTGTTGCTGAACTTCCTGACAAAGGTAAACTTATAGAAATAGGTTCTTATGTAGGCAAGTCTGCGGTATCTTGGGCTGAAGCATTTGAAAAGGCAGGTAAGGATTATACTATACATTGTGTTGAAGTATTTGTAGGTATAGGTAATACAGGTAGAGCTTCAGTAATGAATGAAGAATTAAAAACATTTCTGGATAGTTTAATGTGTACTGCTGAAGAACAAGAACAACAGTTTATAGAGAATACAAAGGGCTGGAATATAACATACGAAAAGAAACACTTTACAGAAGATTTTGAATTGGCAGAGGAGTATACAGTACTATGGTATGATGCTAATCATTCAGAACAATCTGTAACAACAGCAATTAATTATTGGCAGGACAAAGTACAAACAATGGTTATTGATTGTTATGATACGGTTCATCCAGAGACTATGACAGCAATAGATACATCTGGTTTAAACTTTAAACTATTTGAATTTAACAAGGGAACAAAGGGGATAGCATTATTTGGTTGAAAAGGTCAACCAAAAGCGCTAAGAGTAGGTTGATTCTTACTTCACCCTTATATATAATATCATATTATGAAACTGAGATACAGCGAAGCATTTTATAGCATACAAGGCGAAGGTAGATTTGTAGGAGTACCTAGTGTATTCTTAAGAGTCTTTGGCTGTAACTTTGAATGCGCTGGTTTCGGACAAGAGCGTGGCAAGTATATTGCTACAGACCAAATGCCTTATATGACAGATCCTAAAGGCGATAAAAATCACCCAGAAGCTTATAAAGATATTTCAGAACTGCCTGTCACGCCTGTAGGTTGTGATAGTTCTGCTTCTTGGGCTATGAAATATAAACATTTACAAATGACTAAGACTGTTGATGAGGTATATGAACACATTATAAGTCTTTTACCTAATGGAAGATTTGATGAGAAGAATGATATACATTTGGTTATTACAGGTGGAGAACCTTTACTCGGTTGGCAAAGAGTATGGCCTGAATTAATTAAAATGTGTATGGAAGTAGGTTTGACTAATGTAACATTTGAAACTAATGGAACACAATTAATTAAACCTGAACTAGCAAACTTCTTTAATGAAAATTATAAGGGTATACATGTAACTTGGAGTACATCTCCTAAGTTAAGTCTTAGTGGTGAGAAGAATGAAGATGCTTTAATACCTGACGCACTTGTTACAATGAACCAGGTTGTTAATTCTCACTTGTATAATAAATTTGTCGTTAGAGACATAACAGACTTCGAAGAAGTTGATAAGTTTTATCTAACTTATCAGAAAAGTGGCGTACAAATAGATGCTGTTTACTGTATGCCAGAAGGCGCTACACTAGAACAACAAACACTAACTGCTAAAGGCGTAGCAGAGGCTTGTATGAAAACAGGATACAAGTTTAGCCCTCGATTACATATCGATTTATTTGGCAACGCTTGGGGTACATGATGAAATGGAAACAAATTAAAGAAACATTATGGGGACAAAATCCTCAGCAAGAAATTGATACTTGGAAAGATCCAGATCCAGATGATGTAACAATAGATAATGCTTACAAAACAAGATGGATTTGGTACCATACAATCCTAGCAGTAGAATTATTTCTAGTAGTTATTATTCAACTGTTAATACTATTTTTATTGGCGGTAAAACTATGACAGGTGACGCAACAAAACTTTATATATCGTGGGAAGATGTTAATGAATTAGTCTTTAAATTATTTAAAGAGTTAGGAAAACAAGATATAGACAAAGTGGTAGGCATATCAAGAGGTGGATTAATACCTGGTGTTATGCTTTCACATTGGCTAGGCGCTGGCTTTGAACCACTTGAATGGCAAACTAGAGATGGTGAGTTTCAAGATAAGATTAAAGCTAACGGATTCAACAAAAATTTAAAGGGCACTATTTTTGTTGATGATATATGTGATAGTGCCTTAACAATAAAACAGATCAAGGAAATTATTCCAAACAGCAGGTGGGCTGTATTACACCAAAAAGCAGACATAGAGCTTGACTTTGTAGGCGAAAGACTGCATAATAACGACAAAAGATGGATAGTTTACCCTTGGGAAACATAATCTCATACAGGAGACAAAATGATTAGTGAAGAGATAAAAGCTAGGTTACTAGAAACAGGACAAAGATTCCATGCGTCTGATAATATATCAGATGTTCTAGAGCCAGGCGATAAAGATAAATTGATTGATGAATTGGCTGGCAAGTTCCATGATGTTCTAAAGTCATTAGTAATAGATGTAGAAGGCGACCCTAACAGTATAGACACTGGTAGGCGTATGGCAAAAATGTATATAAACGAAATTATGTCAGGTAGATATAATAAAATGCCAGACCCTAACAGTTTTCCTAACTATGTAGAAGATGGTTATGAAGGTATGTTGGTTGTGAGAAGTGAATTGAAAAGTGTATGTTCTCATCATCACCAAGCAGTTCGAGGCACAGCATACATAGGACTTATTGCAGGAGATAAACTATTAGGTCTAAGTAAGTACACAAGGATTGCACAATGGTGTGCTATGCGTGGTACATTACAAGAAGAACTTAATGTTATGATCGCTAATAAGATACAAGAACATACAGGCGCTGAACATGTAGGTGTTTATGTACAAGCAACGCATGGTTGTTGTGAGAACAGAGGCATTAAGGCACATAGTTCCTTAACACAGACAACTGTATTAAGAGGCGGATTTAAAAATTCAGACTTGAAGAAAGAATTTTTCGATAACATTAAATTACAACAAGAGTTTGCACCAAGATAATGAATATTAATGGTAAACATGTAGTCGTTGATTTAGAAACACTTAGTACACATGCAGATGCATGTATTGTTTCTATTGGTGCAGTGCTTATTGACAACTTAGAAATCTCAGATACATTTTATATTAATGTTGATGGTAGAACTTGTAAAGAAGCAGGACTACATATAGAACCTGATACAATAAAATGGTGGGGCGAACAAAGTAAAGAGGCACAAGAAGCTTGGCAAAAGAATCCTGTTCCATTACAAGAAGCAATTGATAAATTTACATTATGGTATGGCAAAGAGTCTATTCCTATTTGGGGGTACGGTGCTAACTTTGATGTAGTAATATTAGAGAGTGCTTATAGAGCCTTGAACATGCCTTTCCCTTGGAAGTTCTGGGACATCTCTTGTTTAAGAACAATAATGAATGTCTTAGATAAAAGATTACCTAAGGCAAACAATCACAATGCGTTAGATGATGCTACGGCAGAGGCGAAAGTATTAATTGAGATATTAAAATCATGAGTAGAAAATTAGATTATGTAGTTTCAGGCACAAGTTATATGAGGTTTAGTAACCCAGGTATAGCTAAAGACGAAACGAATTCAAGCATTATTAATGTGCTTATAGACAAGCTGGTAACAGATGTTCACAGTCATAAATTTAGTATGTTATATAACGGACATACAGAGTCCAGCTTTGGAGATAGATTTACAGCATATAAGGATCATGTACATGAGATACATGCAGACTCAGGTGGACTACAAATTGTTACTCAAGGTATGACTATTACAGATGAATTAAAAGATAAAGTATATGAGAACCAGGCAAAGTGGGCTGATGTAGGTATGTGCTTTGATGAGATACCTGTAGTCCTTACAGGAGATAGATCAGATAGAAACGATACAAAAGCTAGGTTCTTTGACTTTGAAAATTATGAAGAACTAGCTCGTAAGACAGGTAGAAATGTTAAACGACAATTAGAAATATTTGAAAAGAATGATAGTAAGTGTAAACCTTATATTATCCTACAAGGTAATTGTGTTGATACATATCTTAGATGGTATGAACTTCTAATGGAGGAAGTACCTGCAGAATGGCATGATAGAATTGGTGGTGTAGCAATGGGAGCAGCAGCTCTAGGCACAGGTCCACTTGAAGATGTTAAACGAGCCTTTATTGCTAGTGAGATTGCTAAGGTATGGCCACAAGAAACTATGCACCTACATGTATTAGGAGTAGGTAGTATTAGGCGTATGATTCCTTATCTAGTCTTTTGTCAGAACGGTTTGTATGACAATGTAGAAATATCTTATGACTCTACTACACATAGCAGGGCGGTTGAGACAGGTTTATACTACATGGGACAAGGCACAACTAAGTTCAGTAGAAAAATGTCTAATTTGTATCGAGAAATGTACGATAATGTGCAGGAAACGATCCAATTAGGCGTAGAATTAGACGAATTTCACACCATTATGAACACACCTAGCATGAAGGCAAAAGAGAAATATGGCAATTTAAACAAATGGATCTATGTTAGAACAGCATTTATCCTTATGTCCATTAGAAACTTTATGGGGCATCTAGAACAGATGATGAATGACAAAGAAACCTTATTGAAGTTTACGGGTAAGATGAAACTTGACGGACAGTTCAGGAACCTCTATAATGTAACTAATCGTGAGCAGTTTGATGCTTGGGAAAATAACCAGTACTTAGGTGGTAGTATGAAATCAATGGCAGTAGGCACAGAAGCACCTAGTAGTTTAGAGGACTTATTTGAATGAATATATTTTTACTTAATGAAAATCCATTGTTGTGTGCAGAACAACATTGTGATAAACATGTTGTTAAAATGGTAATTGAATATGCACAGCTTATGTCTACAGCACATAGGTACTTAGACGGAGAATTATATGGAGAGCTTACAGACAAAGGTAGAAAAATTAAAAGGTGGCGACATCCAAACTCTAACATGGAGTCTACTTTATACAAGGCCAGTCATGTCAACCATCCAGATGGTTTGTGGGTTAGAAATAGTAATGCCAATTACGATTATCTATATGATCTATGGTTTAAATTATGTAAAGAATATACTCACAGGTATGGTAGGTTACACTTAACACAAGAAAAATTAGAACACTTACTTAGGTATGCACCTAAGAATATTCCACATGCTGATACAGCAGATGTAAAAGGCTTGCCACTAGCAATGCCTGATGATGTAAAAGGTGAGAGTGTAGTCAACTCTTATCGTAGGTATTACAACAAATATAAAATTGACTTTGCTAAATATACAAACAGAGAGGAACCAACATGGCTAACAAGGCATACCGTAAACGCTATATAAAAGTAAGCTTTCAGAAAGAAGGAGTACACTTCTTCCCTGGAGCAGATACAAATCCTAAATATGCTACAGGCGATTGGGATGATGTTAGCTTCTTAGGATATCCTCATAGGCACATGTTCCATTTCTATATTACATTAGGAGTTACACATAACGATCGTGATGTAGAGTTCATACAATTTAAGCGTGAACTAGAAAGAACTTTTGATCAAGGTGTAATTAAACTAGACCACCAATCATGTGAAATGATTGGCGAATCACTTATAAATTATATAGAAGAGAAGTATCCTAACAGAGCTGTTAGAGTTGAAGTATTTGAGGATAATGAAAACGGAGGCATCATAGAAAATGATTTATTTAGTTGATTTAGAATATGTAGAAACTAGATATACTGCCCAATGGAAAACAGAATTCCCTCAGCAAATAGCAGATGAGACTGGACAAGACATTACAGTTATTGAAGGTCCAGAAGAAATAGCAGCATGCACAACACCAGGTGCTTTTTTAAACTTTGCAGGCACAAACATTTATAAAGCAGAACAAGTAAAATTGTTAGCAGAGTACTTTAATAATAATCAGATTAAGAATGGAGATCACTTTGTTTTTGCAGACGCTTGGCATCCAGGTATAATTAATCTTAAATATATGTTAGATCTATTTCAGATAGATGCAACAATACATGCACTATGGCATGCAGGCAGTTATGATCCACAAGATTTTTTAGGTAGAAAGATAGGCAATAAACCTTGGGTTAGACATACAGAATTAGCTTTCTTCGATGCTATAGATAAAAATTATTTTGCTAGTAATTTTCATATAGAAATGTTTGCTAGTACATTCTTTAATCCTTCAGACGAAGAATATATTAATAGTAAAATTGTTAGAACAGGCTGGCCTATGGAGTACTTAGGTAACTACATACAAGCAGGTAGAATAGAAAAAGACAATATTATTTTATTCCCTCACAGAGATGCACCTGAGAAACAACTAAGTATATTTAAAGATTTAGAAAAAGAATTACCACAATATAAATGGATTAATTGTAACGAATATAATTTAACTAAGGTTGAATATAATCAGTTACTTGAACAATCCAAGATGGTATTCTCAGCAAACTTACAAGAAACATTAGGCATTAGCTGTTATGAAATACTAATGGCAGGAGGTATGCCTCTTGTTCCTAATAGACTATCTTATGTAGAAATGTATGAGGATATATTTAAGTACCCTACGCAATTTACAAAAGACTGGAAAGGATATCAAGACAATAAAAGTATTCTATTAGGCAAGATAGAAACAATGATGGAAAATTTTAATTCACCTGAAATACAAGGTGCAATTAAGAGTAATAGAGACACGCTGAAGACACAATACTTCTCGGCAACAAACATATATCAGGAGTTAATGAATGAGAAAATTTAAATATTTATCTACAAAAACATATGGACATGAGGAAGGCTTATCATGTGTATTTAGACAACCCTTGGCCTTACATAGTCATTGCAGTTTATTACATGGATATGCTTTATCTTTTAGTTTTAAGTTTGGTTGTGAGAAATTAGACGACAAGAATTGGGTAGTAGATTTTGGCAACTTAAAGGAATTAAAAAAGTGGTTGAAAGATTCTTTTGATCACAAACATGCAGTAGCAAAAGACGATCCTGAGATGGGAACATTTCTTAAACTAGAAGAACAAGGATTGTCAGAAGTAGTAGTAATGAATGGTGTTGGTTGTGAGAAATTTGCAGAACAAGCATTTCATTATGCAGATGAATTAGTAAGTAACTTGACAGACGGCAGATGTTATGCTGTCTCATGTGAAGTTAGGGAACACGGGGCTAACAGCGCTATATACGAGGGCTAACTTATGAAAGTAGCTCTAGTTACAGACACCCATTTTGGTGCCAGAAGTGATAGTCTAGCTTTCGATGCTTACTTTGCTAAGTTTTATGACGAAACATTCTTTCCTTATTTAAAAGAACATGATATTAAAACTGTATGCCACTTGGGTGACATATTTGATAGACGAAAGTATATAAATTTTAATACATTGAAGTCCTGTAAAAGATACTTCTTTAAACAGGCAGAGGATTTAGGTATAGACATACACATGATTCCAGGTAATCATGATACCTATTTTAAAAATACAAATGATGTAAACAGCCCTGACTTATTGTTAGGAGAATATAACAACATAACATTATATCAGGAACCAACAGAAATAATGTTAGATAGAGAGAAGGTACTTTACCTTCCATGGATATGTGGTGAGAATTATGACAGGACTATGGCCAAAATTAAAGAATCTGACGCAAAGACTTGCTTCGGACATTTCGAGTTCGCAGGTTACTTCCTTCTTCCTGGAATGCCTAATCTCCATGGCATGGATACTGACGCTTTTGTTGACTTTGATCTTGTGGTCAGTGGCCATTTCCATCATCGCCATAGCAGAGGGAATATTACATATATGGGCAACCCTTATGAAATCACTTGGTCTGACTATAAAGACCCTAGAGGTTTCGCCATATATGACACGGTTAAAAGAGATTTGGAGTACATCAACAACCCGTTTAGAATCTTCCACAAGATTTATTACGACGATTCAGATTTCGAGGGGAGCAATGCCATTAGCAATTTTGATTTTACTAGTGTCGTTGGTTCTAATGTTAAACTAATTGTAAATAAAAAGACAGACTATAAAAAGTTTGATGTCTTTGTAGACAAATTATACACATGCAATCTAATTGATCTAAAAATTATTGAAGACTTCTCAGAGTTTGAGGATGAGGCATTGGGTGAGGAAATAGATCTAGAAGATACAATGACATTGCTAAAAGAATATGTTGATGTTGTTGAAACAGATTTAGACAAACAACGAATTAAAAATTTACTACAGAGCCTATACATCGAGGCACAAGATACAGTATGATACAATTTAAAAATATTAAATGGAAAAATTTCCTGTCGACTGGTAATGCTTATACAGAGATTGATTTTACAAAGTCTCCTAGTACATTAATTATAGGTGAGAACGGTTCAGGTAAATCTACATTATTAGATGCTTTGACATTTGCATTATTTAATAAACCTTTTAGGAATGTATCTAAGCCCCAACTTATTAATACTATTAATGGCAAGAATTGTTTAGTAGAAATAGCATTTAGTATAGGCACAAAGAACTATACTATTAAGAGAGGACTACAACCTAGAGTATTTGATATTACAATTAATGGAGACTTGTTAGATAAGAATGCTAACATAAGAGACTTCCAAAAATATCTAGAAGAGAATATTCTAAAACTTAATTACAAGTCTTTTACACAAATTGTTATGTTAGGTAGTGCCTCATTTACACCTTTCATGCAGTTACACTTGGGTGCTAGGCGAGAGATTATTGAGGATATATTAGACATCAGTATCTTTACAAGCATGAATGCTGTACTTAAAGGCAAGCTTACACAATTAGAAAACGATAAAAGAATTATAGAAGGTGAGATAGATGTTGCAAAACAAAAGTGTAATCTTCAAGAAACATATATAAAAACATTGGAGGATGATAAATCATCTAAAGTCACACAGATCTTAAAAGACATTAAGGAGACTGATAATGCGATCGAGACGGCTACTGAAGAAGCTCAGCGATTCGGGAAGGAGAAGCAGGAGGTTGGTCCTGTTAGCGAAAAGAAAAGAAAACTTGAAGAATTTAGAAGCAAGTTCGAAAGTCAAATTGCCAACCACAGAAAAGAACTAGAGTTCTTCCACAACAATGAAGAGTGTCCTACTTGCCAGCAAGGCATAGAACACGATCACAAAGATTTAATGACACAAAGAGATGAACAAAAAATCTCTGAACTTGAAACAGCTCTAGAAGAACTGAATACGAAGTATAGCGAGGTAGAAGTATTAGTACAAAAGGTTCAAGAGTTAGATGAAAAGATAATAGAAACAAACAATGAAGTCATTACACAACAAAGAATACAACAGCGCCTACAGTTAGAACTTAGTGATACAGAACACAAGACAGGCAACATTAAAGATGAGAAAACAAAACTTAAAACTCTAGCAAAGAGTACACTTAAAAAGGTTGAAAGTAGAAGTGAACTAAGCAACAACGAACATTATTTTAATGTTGCTAAGTCTATGTTACAGGATACCGGAATCAAGACAAAGATTATAAAAGCATATCTACCTATAATAAATAAATTAGTTAACAAATATTTAGCAGCAATGGATTTCTTTGTTCAGTTTGATTTAGACGAAACATTTAAAGAAACTATTAAGAGTAGAGGCAGAGATAAATTTAGTTACGCATCTTTTAGTGAAGGTGAAAAACAAAGAATAGATTTAGCATTAGTTTTTACATGGAGAACTATTGCTAAGATGAAGAACAGCGCTAGTACAAATATTTTATTATTAGATGAAGTGTTTGATAGTAGTTTAGATGTTAATGGTACAGACTATGTTATGGAATTGTTGAACACAATAGGCGAAGATACAAATGTCTTTGTAATCTCGCACAAGGGTGATCAACTATTTGACAAGTTTAGATCTGTAGTTAGATTTGAAAAAAGACAAAACTATTCTGTATTAGAGAATAGGAAAAAAGAAAATGAAATACACTGAACAATTTGCCAAACACGAATACTTAACAGACAAATGCTGGCCACATACATATGGTCCTAAGATTTATGATGACTTGTTTGAACCTATACAACATACAGTTAGAAATTATTTAGAGTTAGGCTCTGCTTATGGTGGGTCTGCTTTATTAGCTAGAGATTATTTTACTAGGGCTACAGTATGGACAGTAGATATTGTTAGTCCTAATAGAAGAATACAATCCTCAGATAGAATTATTACATTACAAGCAGACGCATATCAAAAACGAATAGCTGATATGTTTCCACCTGACATGGATATTATTATTGATGATGCCTCACATAATATAGAGCATCAACAAAAAGCAATTGAATTATATCTTTCTAAACTAACAGTAGGTGGACATTTTATTATAGAAGATGTAGAGTCTCCAACAAACTCTTTTAAATTGTTTGATAAAAAAGTAGACGAGGTTTATAACAAATTAAAGACTCGAGGTAATATGTATCTTGACTATGAAGTATCTACATACGAAGGCCCAGAGTACTATGCTAATGTAAAACCTGGAAGAGAAGAACAAGCAGAAGAAGAAATGAAAGAGTATGGTGAGTTAAGACTAAAAGCAAAGAATGATAACTTATACATTGTAAAGAGAAAAGTATGAATAATGAAAATATCAAAGTTATATTAAGAAATCCATTACAAGTAAAAGTCCAAGAAGGTTATAGTGACTTTTTAGAATACACTATTCATCCTTTAGATACACCTATTAAAGAAGCTTGGTTAGAAAAACTTAGAGATATACTTAGACAAAATTTACCTATTGACAATGACTTTTGCCACTTAGGTTTCCCACAGACACATAGGGACTTACCTTTTCTATGTAATAGACTCAACGATTGTAAAAGAATAATAAATGAATTTCCCTGGGAAGACTTTGTACTCAGACCAATAAAAATAACAGAAACATTTACACCTGAATTATGTGTAAGAGAAGAGTCGGTTCATACAGGTATCACAGGAGGCGCAGACGATTGGGTTAATCATGATGTAATGAATACTCTTCATAACTATTTTGAGAAAATGAATGGTACAATAGAAAATCCTTCTCCCTATATAGCAGCAGCACAAAAATGGCCAGAGATAATAATTGATGATGTTATACATTATCCTAAAAATGTAGATCAAAATACACCATGCGCACAGGCAATAAAAGATCTAAATTTAATATGTCATGAGATGGAATCATTAATTAACGCAATGAAAGCAGGGCTAGATGCTACATCAACAACTATTGTACAATGGAACAGATCAGATAGATGGCCTTTAGAAGACTATATGAGAGATGGATTCGTACAAAATAGATACAAAAGAGTTCCTGGTGGTGTATATTTACATTGGAGTCAAGTAGGTAAAACATTATTAGAAGTATTCAATGATGAAGGTGCTCCTAAGTTAGACAAAACAACCTGTGAGGCTATAACACATTTGGATTATTATAGTGCAATGTTTGATATACATTGGGGACCTGATCAAGACTGGGCACCGGATACTTTCTGGCCTTGGTTAGAAGAGAATGGATTAGATCCTAATGATAAATATCTTTCATTAGGATTCATGCCTATAGGTCAAGTAAACTTAGAACAATCTTTCGGAACGGAAGATCCCAAGAAAATTTTAGCTATTAAAGGCAGGTATCTACATATACATAGTATAGAGTTCGATGGTATTAAAGCTGTGTATGAGTAAATGGCACGGTGGTAAAGGTAGTAAGCGACGACAAGGTAATGAAGATGCTTATAGAGATAATTGGGATTTAATTTTTAAAAGGAAAAAAATGATAGAGATATATGGAAAACCAAGGTGTCCTTTTTGTGATAGAGCTAAAGCACTATGCGAACAGAAAGGATTAGATTATACTTATAAAATGTTGGATGCAGACTTTACTGCTGAGGAGATGTTTGAAAGAGCACCTAACGCTAAAACATTCCCACAAATTTTTATAGACGGTGAAGCTATTGGAGGCTTTACAGAACTGGAGAAACTACATGGCTGAGTTTACTGGCACAGGTTATATTGCTTTGCCGCTAACAGTACATATAAAGGACAGTCCTATCCATGGACAAGGTCTTTTTGCTAAGGAAGACATTCCTGTAGACACAGAGCTAGGAGAGGCACATGCTTTTCTAATGCAGGATTGGGATGGAGAAGGAGAGTGGGGTAGAAAAGAATGGATGAGAACTCCTTTAGGAGCTTTTATTAATCATAGTAATACACCTAATGCTCTTGTAGAAGTAAGAACTCCTGTAGAGTATCCTAATACCACAACACTAATTACAACCACTAATATTTTAGCTGGCGAAGAAATAACAGTATCATATGATGAAGGTACATTTTCATTACTAGGACTATGAGTTTTAGTAAAGAAACATATCGTCCGTTACCAGAAGGGTTGACAATATCTCAATCCAAAATAGATGGACTAGGGCTACACGCCTTAAAAGATTTCGAGGCAGGAGAGAAGTTTGGTGAGACACATGTATTAGTACATAGTAGAGACAGACATGAATGGATTAGAACACCTCTTGGTGGATTTATAAATCATAGTGATAATCCTAATTGTTTTATTACTACAGACGCAGGTGATAGAACATTATATGCAACGATGCCTATTAAAGAAGGCGATGAAATTACAGTCTATTATAGATTCAAAGGTTACGACGGCATTATACATAATGATACAGAACCAGATATAGGATGTTAAAATGGAAGAAGCAACGATAACAGAAAGTGAAACAACAGTATTGGATAAATTAGAGTTAATACCTTTTAACGATCCTTTATTAAAAAGAAAACCTAAACCTTTTGACTTTGATAAAGACAATGCAAAAGAACTTAAACAAAAACTTCTCAAGGCAATGCACGAACTTGGAGGTGTAGGACTATCAGCTAACCAAGTAGGAATAGATAAGGCAGTATTTGTTATAGGCGACGGTAAAGAAGAAGGACTACAAAAAGCATTCTTTAATCCTGAGATACTAGGTATAGGAAAAGACATGGAGTCTATGAAAGAAGGCTGTTTATCCTTCCCAGGTTTGTGGCTTATGGTAAGTAGACCTAAACAGGCTATGATAAAATATTGGGACGAAGAAGGTGAAGAACATATGGAAACTTATGAAGGTGTAACGAGTCGTGTTATACAACATGAGTACGATCACATGTTAGGCCATAATTTTACATACAGAGTGTCTAAAATAAAATTAGATCGTGCTCTTAAAGCAATAGATAAAAAGATTAAGAAGTACCAAAGACGCCAGGCTCAGGCCAAACAGGCATAAATAGTATTAAAGGAGAAACAGATGGCAGATGACATATTTGACTTTGGTTTTACAGCAGTAGACGAACCTGATACACAGGCTTCTGCTCCTGCGCAACCAACTGTAGACTCAGACGCAATCTTAGATAAACTAGCACAACTAGAAGCTAAGGTATTGAACGCAGATAACTCTGGAATGGTTAATGAACACAGGGCATTAATAGAATCAGATGTATCTAGCAAACTTCGTGATGTAGAGGATCTTGTCCTCCCTTTACTTTACAATTTGCAAAAAAATCCTGAAAAGGAATATATTCATTGGCCAAATAGAACGGCTATTATTGACAAACAAATTGAAAAGATAAAGGCGGTAACAAGATACTATGAGCGAGTCTAACGGATTAAATAAAAACCAATTACAAAACGCATACCAAAGACCAGTAGCTAACATCTATGACTTGTACCTTACAGGTGCAATAGGAGATGCCAAAGACTATCAAGATTGGAATCAAATGATGAGATCAGCTACGGAAAATGATGTTGTTTACATACACATTAATTCTAATGGCGGTGAGATATTTACAGCTATACAATTAATGAGAACAATGCAGGAGACACAAGCAACAGTCATAGCTTCTGTGGAAGGTATGTGCATGTCAGCAGCCACATTACTATTCCTAACAGCAGATGTATGTGAAGTCTCAGAACATAGTCATTTTATGTTCCATACATACAGTTCAGGTAATTGGGGTAAGGGTAGTGAACAATTAGCCAATGTAATGGCAGATGATAAGTGGGCACGACATTTATTCAATACAGTTTATAAAGGATTTTTAGATCCTAAAGAGATGGAGTCAATGATTGATGGTAAAGATTTATGGATGAATCCTGCAGAAGTAGGCAAAAGACTAGAAAAAAGAAACAACCTGGCTAAGAAAGCTAGAGGACCAAAAAAGAAACAAAAAGCTTTACTTTCACCTACAAAGGCTTCATAATAATAAGCGTAATAGGAGAAACTATGATGAGAGAATTAAAAATATTTTTTACGGCAATGTTTATATTTGCTTTACTAGCAGCTTGGGCACCAAGAGCTAACGCAGCAGATACATCAGATGTAATTGGAGCACTTTTATTTGGAGGTTGGTTAGGTAGTGAAATACAAAAAGACAGACGACCTATTGAACCTTATGTAACACATTTTCCTCATGGAACAATCATTGTTCCTGGATTCAAACAAAGAACAAACATGCAATGCTTTTTTGAAATAGAAGCAGATGGCATGCCCAAGTATGCTGTACCTAACTGTTCTACTACTGGTAGCAGTTATTATAACAGACACACTAACACAAAAATCCTGCAACAGGATATGTATCCTTGTGGTAGTTATTGGGGATATGGTTGTCAGTACTTAGTTCAAAAGCTAAAAGCTGGAACCATTACAGGGGTATTTAATTTTAATTAAGGAGTAAGATGAAACACTTAAATGTGAAAGCCCTACTATTAGTAGGACTATTTTTCGTTATGACACCAGTAAAGGCGTCAGATGTAGAAGAAGTGATAGTGATCGGAGCTAATATAGCTCAAGGTTATTCTCAGCCAGAGTATGATGGCTCTGTAATAGAAGCATTAGATCCCACAAGAGTCTTTCAGCCAGGAGGCGTAGGCGGATTTGTAGGAGCAACAACACATGGAACAGATGTAAAACATACAGCTGTATATAGGAACGGAATTCCTGTTAACGACCCTGGCTCAGGGTGGTATGACTTTGGAACAGAAGTGCCTACATTCCAAACATTTAAAACAATCTCAGGACCTAATAGTACTTTGTATGGTAGTTCTTCAATGGCAGGAACAATACTTATGGAAGATACTTTTGATGGCAATAACTTTTTTACTAAAGGAGGAGACGGATTATTCTTTGTACAAGGTGGAACAGACTGGTTTCACATATCTAGATACAAAGGTTCCAACGGCTCTGTAAAAACAGATAACAACGAAGAAGATTGGTTTGAGAATGTAACACTTAAAACAAAAACAGAACTTGGTAATTGGAAAATAATTAATGTCCTACAGGATTACAAATATGATTATGATTCCTGTTACGACAGCAGTTGGTCTAAGATAGATACATGTACACAAGAAGGCACTAAGACAGATATTTCAGTAAGAAATGATTGGCTTACTGCTGGTTATAGTATGAATGATGTAACACATAACACAGGCTGGTCTGCTAAAAGTGAACGCTATTTTGTAGATGCTAATAAAGAAGTATTACCTGGTTTAATTCTAGGAGCACAGAACAATCAAGAAAAATATAATGATAAGTGGGATAATAGAACAGGTGTCTATGCCAACTACAATTTAAATGAATTTGGTTTTGGATATAGATTTGAGGAAAACGAACACATTTATAGAGTAGGTTATACTACACAAGGATTTAATCTATCCCTGGCAAATAGTTTTAGAAAGCCAAACTTATATGAAAGATATGGTGACGACTGGACATTTGCTAATCCTAATCTAAAACCTGAGAAAGGAAAAGGTGTTGAAGCATCTTATGGAGATGTTACAGCATGGTACTACGAATTTTCTGAAGGTATTGATTATAGTTACATGACATCTAGCTATGTGAATGTTGGTTCATACGATAGCAAGGGCATTAAATATAGTAATCATATTCTAACAGACAAAGGAGCCTTCCATGTGTTCGTACAATACACAGATTCAGACAGAATTAGAGTACCCAAATATAAAACAAAACTATCCTGGTATGGTGGTTCTGTATATGGATTTGACTACATGTTATCTTATGTAGGACAATTTGAAAAAGGATTAGAGTTTGATGGCAGACCTATTGATGATGTGTCTACATTCAACTTTAATATGGGATATTATCTAACACCCAGATACCGCGTAGGACTCCAAATTACTGACATTTTAGACAGAAATTTTGAGATTTTACCCGATTATTCAGCAGGTGGAAGGACAATTTCCTTGTCCTTAGACCTAAGTCTTTGATCTAACAGGAGAAAAGACTTCAAAAGATTAGCATAAAGTGCTTGACTCTTGGTTCTTAAGAGTGCATAATAGTATACATAATAAAGAAACAAGTAAAAAGTGAGGACTTTATGCCAAATCAAATAGAAGTAAAATCAATATTAGCCAAGTTATTAGCTACTGAAGACATCAGTGTTGAGCATGATGCGAAAGCACCAACAGCAGCATTTGATGTTAAAAACAGAAAGCTATATCTTCCAATGTGGAAGGACATGTCTAATGATATGTACGATCTATTTGTTGGACATGAAGTAGGACATGCACACGAAACTCCAGAAGAAGGATGGCATGATACAGTTATTGATAACCCTTCACTTAAAGGCTTTCTTAACATTATAGAAGACGCTAGAATTGAGCGTAAAGTAAAAGAAAGATATCCTGGACTTGTTAAGTCATTCCACAAAGGCTACCAAGAATTATTCGACAAAGACTTTTTTGGTGTTAAGGATAGAGACTTAACCAAACTTCCATTTGTAGATAGAGTAAATCTTCATTTTAAAATTGGACACTTACTTGGTCTTAAATTTACAGAAACAGAACAGAACTTCCTAGACAGAGTTGCAAAGACTGAAACATGGGAAGATGTAGAGTTACTTGCTAATGAACTAGCAGACATTTCCAAACAAGAAGCTGAGGACAGACAAGACGAACTAGAACCACTTCAACAGATGTTAGATGATTTAATGTCAGAAATGAATGATGCTCAAGAACAACAACCTTCATGGGACGACTATCAACCAGCTCACCAGAAAGAAGAAGAGTCAGAAGATGGCGAGGGTGAAGGCGAAGGCGAAGGTGAGGAAGACGATACTAAAGATGAATGGGGTAACCCTAAGCCAGGTACTCCAGGCGGTTCACAAGGCGAAGACGAGACAGAAGAAGAGTACTTAAAAAGAAACGAGAAAGAATGGGAAGCAGAACAACTAAAACGCCAAGAAGAAAGAGCTCGTAGACAAAAAGAATGGGAAGCAGAACAAAAAGCTGAAGAACTTTTTGCCAAAGACAAACAAGAAAACAAAAAGAAACAAGAAGAGCTTAAAGAAGCTATTGAAGAAGTTGAAAAGATGCATGGCTTCCTAGACAACGAAGGCCAAAAATCAATTACAGATGAGGAGTTTAGAAGAAACGAATCAGAACTTGTTGATGTAGACGCTAAACCAATCCAATACATTAGCCCTCAGAAAATGTTCAAGTCTAAAGACTGGATTGTTTCAATGGACGAACTATATGATTGGGAAAAATCAATTGAATTATCAGAAGTTACAAAGACTAGCGATGAATATTATGGTTATGACGATAAAGAAGTTCCTAACTCAGAACTTAAAGGCATAGCTTCTAAGTTATATCAAGAGTTTCTTAAGGACACAGCTCCAGTAATAGCATCCATGGCTCAACAGTTTGAACTTAAAAAAGCAGCAGCTGCTAACAAGAAGGCTAGAGAAGCTAAGTCAGGTGATCTTAATGAGGACAAGCTTTGGGCTTACAAATTGACTGAGGATTTATTCCAAAAGAATATGATTGTTCCTAACGGTAAGAATCATGGTATCATAATGTATGTTGATTTATCAGGTAGCATGCACAGACAAATGGAAGGTACTCTAGAACAGATGATGAATATGGCAATGTTCTGCAGAAAAGTTAACATTCCATTTGATGTATATGGTTTCTCAAACAATCGTCCATATGATTATGATACTAGAGAGTCTACTAGTCCTTGGAGTGAGAATAGAGACATGAACAAAAAGGCAATGCAGAATGTAGAAGACGGCGAAATCCTAATGACGGATGAGAATTTTGCACTTGTTCATATGTTAAGCTCAACATGTAAGAAAACAGATTTCATCAACGCAATGTCATACTTATTACTTATGAAAATAGGTTATGGTAGAGGTAGATATTACTCAGATGTTTATAATAATGATAACCCTTACCATGGAAATATCAGTAACGAATACTTTAGACTAGGAGGCACACCTCTTAATTCAGCAGTAATACTAGCAACTGAAGTGGCTAAGACTTTCCAAAAGAAATACAATGTAGAATTACTTACTACAATATTCTTAACAGACGGTGGTGCTACAGACGGTGTTACATACAGAAAAGCAGAAAGAGACTCTGAGGACAGAGTAGGAACTGATAGTGTATACTCAGATCAGATTGCTATTAAAGACGGTCCAATAGTAACTAGACTTCCACAGAAAGATGGTTACTCCAGAAGAGATAATGTTACTACACAGACACTCTTAGAACATTACAAAAGAGTTACTGGCTCTACACTAATCAACTTCCACATTGTTGACGGTAAAAGAGATGCCTTCCACTCAGAACATCAAGCAGATGTTTGGATGGATGAAGGTAAAGAAGCAGATTACTATATGTCCAGCGATTGGATTGAGAATGTATGGAAAGATGTACTTGCCAAGAAGTTTGCAGTTACTACTCCTAAATTTGGATACGACGCTAGGTTCCTTCTTAAAGGCAGAGATGATCTTAAGATTGAGAACAAAGAGTTAACTGTTAAGTCTAATAAGAAAGGAGACTTACTTAGAGGTTTCAGAAACTTCAACAAAGGCAAGAAGACTTCCAGAACATTCCTTAACCAAATCATCGATATGGTAGCTTAGATGATAGAACTACTAGAAAACGGCTCTACTAGCACCCCTCTAAGGGGTGGCCTAGTACCAGGTAATACACTAGGTACCCTGGATTTAGCCCCTGCCATAGCCCCTCTAAGGGAGAAAAAGATTTCAAAAGAATGTAATAAAATGCTTGACTCTTGGTTCGCCAGAGTGCATAATACATGTATATTAAATAATAAAAGTGAGGACTTATATAATGAAAGCAATAGATAGAGAAAACTTAATCCAGACCCTACAGTCACAGGACAACGGTACTGGAGTTTTTACCCGTAAACAAATCATCGAAACAGCTAGCTCAATAGGCTTAGGTTTCCCAGCATGGTTGGTGAACGGCAAGCCAGAAGTCAAAGTTGACAGAGGCGTTTATAATTTAACCAGTATGTTTGGTGGACAGGTTGCTCAGGCACAGCCCATTGAACAGGCTCAACAAGCACCTTTAGCAGTGGTTGAAACCCAAGCTCCACAGGTGTTGGTACAAGCTAAATTAGCTGTAGAAGTAGACGATCTTATCCCAGGAAAAGATGCTACTTTTGTACCATTTGGATTTTACAAGGACTTGAAAACAGTTCTTAGCACTAGCATGTTCTACCCAATATTCATTTCAGGCTTATCAGGTAATGGTAAGACTACAATGGTTGAACAAGTATGTGCAAACCTAAAGCGTGAGGCTATTAGAGTAAATATTAGTATTGAAACTGATGAGGATGATTTAATCGGTGGCAATACACTAGTTGACGGTAATGTCGTCTATAGAGAAGGGCCCGTCCTCACCGCGATGAAGCGGGGCGCTGTTCTCATACTTGATGAAGTGGATAGGGGTTCGAACAAGCTGATGTGCTTACAAGCCATCCTTGAGGGGAAGCCTTACTTCAACAAGAAGACTGGCGAAACCGTAACTCCTGCTCCTGGATTTAACTTAGTGGCCACGGCCAATACTAAGGGTCGAGGTTCAGATGATGGCAAATTTATTTCTGCCAACATACTCGACGAGGCATTCCTTGAAAGGTTTGCAATCACAGTCGAGCAGGAGTACCCTACAATGGCTACCGAGAAGAAGATTATTGTTAAGAAGATGGAAAAGGTCAACAATGTAGACCAAGACTTCGCGACACACCTTGTTACTTGGAGTGATGTTATTCGTAAAACATATTACGAAGGTGCCATCGACGAACTTATTTCAACTCGTAGGTTGGAGCACATTGTTAACGCTTTTGCAGTGTTCAAGGACAAGCAAAAGGCTGTTCAACTTTGTGTTAATAGGTTCGACGAAGACACAAAAGAGGCATTCATTGATTTGTATGCCAAGGTTGATCCAACTGTTGAATTAGAACAGCAGATGGAAGAAAATGCAGAACAGGAGATACATGAAGATGGCGAAGAATAAAACGCCAGAGTATAAGTTCAACGAAGGAGCTCTCATTAGGGAGCTCCAATCGTATATCGACAAGACATACTCTGGACATTACAGCAGAAACAAATTTCAATCCACAGAATTTATTAGTGATTGTGGACATGGAATTGGATTTACAATTGGAAACATTCTGAAATACGCACAACGATATGGTAGAAAAGGCACCACAGAGGACCATAGAAAGGATCTTATGAAGGTATTACACTACGGCATTATAGCGCTCTCAGAACACGACAAAAATACCGTAAAGCATTATTTAGACGATTAAACTCTTATAAATAAGATAGTAAGTACAGTTTAACTAAAGGAAAAACAATGGCGTATACAGTAACAATGACATTTACGAGACCAGATGAGTCAACTGAATTGCCTACTTTACAGGCGATCAATTCATCTCACAAGACATCTGCTGACACAGTAATGTCAGAGAACGGTGTTGCTAAAACTTATGATATAGATGGACTAGTAACAAGAGTCATCTATACTGCAGAAGATAAAGCTACATACGATAGTGCTAAGGCACTTGCTGATGATTTATCAGATGAATCAACAGTTAGAACAACATATAAATCGCAATGTGAAGCAGCTAATATTACTTGTTCAGTGGTAGATTCAGACGGTACTACAATCACAAGTTTCTAAAACAACAGAGGTTTATATTATGAATTTTGGTGAAAGAATAAATTACGAGCTTGACAATCATGTCGCCGTTTTAACAGTAAACGGAGTAGGTCCTCTCAATATAATCGACATACCGTTTTACAACGGATACAACGATGCTCTAGTAGAATTTAGAGAAGATGATTCTAGAGTTTTACTTATCAAGTCAGGCAATCCAGATCACTTTACAGCAGGTTTTGAAGTAGACACAATCATTGAAGGCATGAAGTCAGGCGCTGCTGGTAATACAATTACAGACAATGATATGGTTACACCTAAACCTATTATATCAGCAATCAAAGGTTTTTGTATTGGAGAAGGTGTAGGTTTGATGTTGGCAAGTGATTTTGTATTTGCAGATTCTAATCTAAAAATTGCCTGTCCAGAAACAAAACTAGGATTTAATGCTGTTACAATGCAGGTTAAATTCACTCAAAGAATTGGACACAATAGAACAATGGAATTTATGATGGGAGACATGCACGATGTTCATTGGTTAGATAGAGTAGGATTATGTACAAAGATATGTGATGGAGATGCTGAAGAACAAGCACTAGCATATGCACATAAAATTGCCAATAACAATGCACCTATTGCAGTCAGAGGAACAAAAGGTGCCATATGGCATACAGTAAACTCTCATAAGGACGAAGCCATAGACTTTGCTTTGTGGGCTAAGGACATGACATTAGACTCTAAAGATATACAAGAAGGTGTGGCAGCTTTCCTAGAAAAAAGAGCACCTGAATTTAAAAATGAATAAAGAGGATCAACCTTTAAGACAAACAAGACTAGGAGAGCATGGTTGTTTATCCTTTGCAGCTAGTCCTGGTTTAAAATATAAATGGTTATTACATGAGTCCCCAAGTTGGTTTGCCAGAGCTAAGAAAGTTCAAGGACCTGATTGGTATTGGAGTGGAGATGTAGAGCCAGTAGAATATGTATTTGATTCTTTAGGTTTTAGAAACAATAAAACAATACAAGAAATTAGCAACAATAAAAAATGGTGGTTAGTTGATGGTTCCTGTCTTGGCCTGGCTCCTGGAGTTCATACAAAAGATATGATGTCTAATGCTATAACTGAATACACAGACATTCCTACCTATAATATGAGTATATATGGAGGAAGACCTGAGTTTATTGTTAATAATATATTAGAACTGTCTAAAAGATGGCAGAACCCACCTAGTAAAATTATATTATACCTGGCAGAAAATCCTACAGGAACATACAAATTAAAAAATTCTAATCAAATTATAAATTTGGATTATGCTGGTTCTATGTTAAAGGGTGGCAAGGCTTTTGACTTTTTTAAATCCTATGAGGAAGAAAGTATTTCAGTAGGTCAACATAGGTTGGCATATAAAACGATAATAGATTTGTGTATGAGTTTAAATATACCTTTAACTTGGCTCTACGCAGGATATGAATCCGATCTATCTATTCCTAATTTTGATATTTTTCAAGATCAGGATATTTTAGAGTGGTTCGGTTTTGCATCAACAGGATTTTTTGAAAAGGATGATTCTTTTGAAGTGAAACAAAACAAAGTTAAGGATATGATTATAAAACCTTTTATTGAATGCAAACAACCTTCAGATAAAACATTAGATGAAGTGGGGCGAGACTTATATCACCCTAGTGCAGCACAACAAAGGTTGTGGGCACAGAAAATTACACAACATTTTCTGGAAACAAAAAGAAACTTTTAAATGGTCCTATAGACCATTGACTTTTAGTATGTAAGAGCCTATAATACGGTTATAGGTTTAAAAATTGGAGTATATTATGAAACTTAGCAAAGAAACACTTGATGTTCTCAAGAACTTCGCAACTATTAATACGAACATTCTTGTTCGTGAAGGAAATTCGCTCTCGACTATTAGCACAGGCAAAAACATTTTTGCTAAAGCTGATATTAAAGATCCATTTCCTAAAGAGTTTGCTGTTTATGATTTGAACAGCTTACTTTCCCTACTTACTGTAATGGAAGATACTGATGTTGGCTTTGGAGACGAAAGTCTTAAAGTTAGCAAAGGCAATTCTGTTTTTGAATATTTTTATGCAGACCCTAACATTATTGTTAGTGCCCCTGATAAGAATATCGAAGTAGACAACTTCTTCCAGTTCGACTTATCCAAAGATGACATTGACATGATAATGAAGGCAGCAGCTATTACAGCAGCTCCTATGTTAAGCGTGATAGGAGATGGATCTGAGGTAGTAGTTACAGTAGGAGACCCTGCTACACCTAAGTCTAATTCTTTTAGACAGGTTATAGGACAAACAGATAAAACATTTGATGCTAGACTAGCTGTTGAAAACTTTAAGGTTGTACCTTCAGGCTATACAGTTATTTTATCTCAGAAGAAATTTATGTTCTTAGAAAGCAGCAACAATAACTTAAAATATTGGTTGGCGCTTGAGCGTTCATCAGTTATTGGAGAATAAAGATGGGAGAAGATCAACTAGAAGTAACTATCCGTGAAGCACAGAATGGCTGGGTAGTTGAATTAAACCGTGAAGGTGAGACAATGGAGTACATTTTCACAAGACCTAATCCAGCTATCAACTTGGTTAGGAAAGTAATGAAGGGAGAACTAGACCCTTTTGGAGGAGACGATGAGTAGTTTGACACCAGTAGTACCTGATTTCACAGTTAAGAAAACTGTGATGACTACAACAGGAGAAAGAAAGTGGGTTGAGATGAATAATGCTAATCTTTTCGACGGCAAGCGTGTCGTTGTTTTTGGTTTGCCTGGAGCATTTACACCTACATGTTCAAGCCAGCAATTGCCTGGTTATGAACAAGCGTATTCTCAATTTAGAGATGCAGGTATTGACGACATTTATTGTGTTACAGTAAATGATTCTTTTATTTGCCGTGAATGGGAAATAGATCAAAATTTAGTTAATGTAAAAATTATTCCTGATGGTAGCGCAGAGTTTACAGTTAAAATGGGTATGGATGTTCGTAAAGACAATCTAGGGTTTGGAATTAGATCTTGGAGATACGCAGCTATTATAGACGATGGACATGTTATTCAAGAATTTGTAGAGCCTGGCTTCGCAGACAATTTTGAAGGCGACCCATATGATATAAGTGCACCTGACAATGTTTTAGATAATGTTAAGGCCTATGGATGGCCTAGCAAGTATGAACAAGGCGTAGATGCTAACGGTAGTCCAACTACTGAAGGTAAGCAAATTAATCTAGAGTTCTCAGAAACGACAGATGTTAAGGAGACTTTTTCCTAGACCTTTTTACCCTCGGAAAAAGTGGCCAAGATTTTGGAGCAAAAAAAGTTCGCCTAATTTGGAGATGATATGACGACAACACCTGAACAGTTTTTATGGGTAGAGAGATACAGACCCAGGTTAATACAAGATTGTGTATTACCCGAAAGTGTCAAGAAACAATTTGCACAGTTTATTAAGAAAGGTGAGATACCTAACCTATTACTGTCAGGTACTGCAGGTACTGGAAAAACAACTATTGCTCGTGCTTTATGTAATGAGCTAGATTGTGATTATATCATTATTAATGGTAGTGATGAAGGTAGGCAGATTGACACTCTAAGAACTAAAATTAGGCAATTTGCCTCAGCTGTCTCTTTTGAGGGTAAGACTAAGGTTGTTATTCTTGATGAGGCTGACTATATGAATAGAGATAGTGTACAACCAGCCCTTAGAGGGTTCATAGAAACATTCTCTGAGAACTGTAGGTTTATATTTACATGTAACTATGCTAATAAGCTAATAGAACCCTTACACAGCAGGACTACTGTTATAGACTTTAAATTAGCACCCTCAGATCGCCCTGTATTAGCCGCTAAGTTTATGGATAGAATGAAGTATATCCTTAATACAGAAGGCGTGGAGTACACGGAAAAGGTGCTTGCTGAGCTCCTAATGAAGTACTTTCCTGACTATAGAAGGGTGCTAAATGAGCTACAGAGGTACTCAGCAGGGGGTATTATAGATGAGGGTATACTAAGTAACTTCCAGGAAGTAAATGCTAAGGCGCTTATAGAGAGCCTCAGGGGAAAAGACTGGCGTAAGATGAGACAATGGGTGGCAAACAATGTAGACACAGACCCTCAGGCTATATTCCGTCAGATATACGATATACTACTTCCAGAGGTTAAGAGTCCTGCTCGCTTAGTACTAGATATTGCAGATTATCAGTATAAGGCAGCTTTTGTAGCAGATCAGGAGATTAATTTAACTGCTTGTCTAACACAGATTATGGTTGATTCGGAATTTAAATAATGGCTAAAGACGCTTGGATTCAAGTTAGAGTAGAAAAGGCTAAAAGAGAAGAAATAAAGAAAGAAGCCGCTAAAAGAAAAATGTCTGTATCTCAATTAATGTTGGAGGGATACGAAACATTAAAGGAGGGTAAGTATATTGACTTTAAGTAAATTGTGGAAATTATGGTGTATGTCGTTAGGCGAGAAAGCTAGCGACGATTCAACAGAAGCAGATGCAGTAGCAGTTATGAGAACTATCGTTGTTCTTGTTAATTTCTTCACCTGTTTCTTTATTATCTCAGGAGTATTAAGACATTGGTAGACTCAATATTAGAAGGTTTCGGTGAGCCAGTCGAAGATATAAATGAAGAAGATTTCCAAGAGAAACTTAAAAAGATATCTCCTTTTGATTACGCTAACAGCATTTACACAAAAGATAACATTATAGTAGATGAAAGGACAGAAAAAGAATACAATCCTTTTATGGTAAATCGTGCAATGGGTATGGGTAAAGATACTTGTATTGCAGCTAATGAAATGAATTCGAGACACCACTTAGATAATAAAATGCAGTATGATTTCCTTATGGATGTTGTAAGAGAAGGCAAACGATTTAATAAGTGGCTTAAAAATGACGAAGAAAATATAGAGGCAATACAAAAGTTTTTTGGCTATTCTTTAATTAAAGCAAAACAGACCCTTAGTCTGTTAAATGATACACAAATTGATCTCATAAAAATACATTTGAAGTCTTCTAAAGGTGGAAAAGTATAAATACCTGTATAACTTAATTATTATTTAAGACATTACAGGCATATTGAGAATGAGTGATCAAGAGAATTACTTTAACATAGACTATCCAGGGTATTCACCTTTAGAAGTTACCTTAAACGACCCAGAAGATTTTTTGAAGGTTAGGGAAACATTGTCTCGAATTGGAGTAGCATCGAAAAAGGACCAAGTCCTTTATCAGTCTTGCCATATATTACACAAGAAAGGTAGATACTTTATAACACACTTTAAAGAACTATTTGCTCTTGATGGCAAGGAAGCAGACTTCCAGGATAACGATTTACAACGCAGAAATACTATTGCTAAACTTCTCCAAGATTGGGGTTTGGTAAAAATATTAGGCGAAGTAGAAGATTTAGCTCCATTGAGTCAAATCAAAATTATATCGTTTAAAGAGAAAGGTGAGTGGGAGCTAATCCCCAAATACAATATTGGAAAGAAAGTTAAATAAAAACCAGATAGAAGCACTTCAGCTAATAAAGACAGAACAGGATAATGTTGGACCGGGTTTCTGCGTGCTAAAATGGTATCACCAAGAAATGCACTTAGGCACTGGTAGAGCACACTCTTGTTATCATTGTCCTACACACCAAATACCCTTAGGTTCAGACTTACATAACACAAATCACAAAGTAGAAAAGAGAGCAGAGATGTTGCAAGGCAACAGACCTTCAGAGTGCTCTTATTGTTGGGATGTCGAAGATCTTGGATTGATTTCTGATAGACAAACTCTTGCAGTACAATTTTTTAAACATAATCGTAATATAGTAGACGAGGCAGTAGATGCTGGAACAGGTTATGTTTATCCTAAGTATCTAGAAATATCGTTTACTAATAAATGTCAAATGGCATGTAGTTATTGTGGTCCTGTTTTTAGCACAACATGGGAAAAGGAAATAGAAGAACACGGTCCTTACAAATTATCTAAAGACTATAATTCAATTCATACTCCTCAAATAGAAAACTCTCCATACATAACCAGGTTTTGGAAATGGTTTCCACAGGCATATGAACACTTATTTGTTCTTAGAGTTACAGGTGGTGAGCCTTTATTAGATAAGAACACATATAAGTTACTCCAATATGTAAAAGACAACCCAAGAAAAGGATTAACATTCCATTGTAATTCTAATCTTATGGTTTCAGAAAATAGAGTAAAAAAGTATATAGGTTTGGTTAAGGATATTCCTAATACAAAACTTTATGCTAGCATTGATTCATGGGGTAAACAGGCAGAGTACATTAGACATGGATTAGATGTTTCTCACTTTGAACAAAATTTACATAGATTATTGGCTAACGGAATACCAGTAGGAATAATGAATACATATAATTTCTTATCTATTCCTAATACCGAAGAGTTCATATTTAAAATGGCAGAACTTAAAAATACTTATGGTGATCTAATTACAATAGACATGCCTTTTATGGTAGAGCCAGACCACCTTTCAGCACAAATCTCAGACGACTCTCATATAAGTATAATGGAGAAGGATTTAAAAACTATGGAAAGTTATCCTCAGTTTTCTACAGGCGAGATAGAAAAATTTAGAAAAACTGTAGGATGGATAAAGGCAAATAGATTTAAAGATTTAGAACTGCTAAAACATAGAAGAGATTTTTGGCATTTTGTATATGAGCATGATAAAAGAAGAGGCACAGATTTTAAAGCTGCCTTTCCTAATTTAGGATTTGAAAATGAAACATGAGATGGGTGAAAATAAATTATATTCAATTAATAATCCGTTATTAATGACAATAGATGATTTCTTACCAGAAGAAGTAATAGATCTATTATCCTCAGATATTGAGGAACATTGTATATTTAAAGATGCCCAAGTATCTACAGATGATGGTACAGGTGAAAAATCTAATTTAAGAACAAATGAAACATCTAGTCTCCATTATCTACAATCCGAAGGAGCTAGAATATTTTTAGACGCAGCCTCAGCTTCGTTAAGATTAAATCCAGCTCAAGCAGAACCTATATCAGTTATTAAATATAAAAAGGGTCAACAATTTGAACCTCACATGGATGCTTTTGGAGATGATAAATTAAATGCTTATTCTCCTCAAGCAGGCAATAGAATAGCAACAGCAATATTATATTTAAATGATGTACAACATGGAGGGGAAACAGATTTTCCTAACATGAAAATTACAATACCAGCCAAGAAAGGAAGAGTAGTATTGTTTTCTAATTGCCACATGGGCACAACTCAGCCTCTTGAATTGTCAATGCACGCAGGATTGCCAGTTATTCGAGGAGAAAAAACAGCAGTTAACTTGTGGTTTAGATCGGGTGTTTACGATAATAATATGTACCAAAAATGGTTAGAACAGCAGCAGAGTGTATAAATAGTATTGATACGCCGGAAGGGTATCATATTTTAATCTTGCTAAATAATAGGAGAAAACAATGGTAAGCATAAACACGACAAATTGGAACGATTTCGTTTCAGCATTCCCACAAATAGAAAGTAGACTAATTGGATTTGACAGAGTCTTTGACGCTGTTCAAAGAGTCAATACCACCGAGGCTAACTTCCCACCTTATAATATTAAAAAAATAGACGATGAGAATTATGAAATTCAAATTGCTCTTGCAGGCTTTTCAAAGTCTGAACTTGATATTACTGTGGAAGACGGTAATCTAATCGTCAAAGGTGAACAGGCAGAGACTTCTAAAACAGAATATTTGCACAAAGGAATTGCAGAACGCAATTTCACAAGAACATGGTCTTTAGCAGATACTGTTAAAGTGTCAGGTTCTGAATTGAAGGACGGAGTATTAACAATTAATTTGGTAAACAAAATTCCAGAAGAATTAAAACCTCAGTCTATTAAAATTAAATAATTAAAACAGGAGATAAGGAGTATGGCTACAAACATACAAATCGTTAAACTTACAACAGGTGAAGACTTGATTGGAGACATTACAGAAGAGGAAATTGATGGTAGAGGTTTTCTACTTATCAAAAAACCAGCTATTATTATGATTATGCCTAAACCTGGAAGTGAAACTGATTATACTGTAGGGCTAGCTCCTTACGCTCCATTTGCAAAAGATCACAAAGTACCAATCTTTCCAGCTCATGTTGTTTCAGTCTACGATCCAGGAAAAGAAATGTTAAACACATATAATACAAAATTCGGTTCTGGAATTGTAACACCTGACTTTATAAATAAAAAGGTGTTGAACGAGACAATAAAAGGAAAGTAAATGTATGAATATAGAGTTAAGATCGTAAAGGTCGTAGATGGGGACACAGTAGATGTGGATATCGACTTGGGGTTTGGAGTCTGGCTTAAGAAACAAAGGGTCAGGTTATTCGGTATCGACACACCGGAAAGTAGAACCCGTGACCTCGTTGAAAAAAGATTTGGAAACATGGCGAAAGATTATCTTAAAAGTAGATTATCAAGTGGAGCTATACTCGGAACAAGGCTTGATAAAAAAGGCAAATTTGGACGGATACTTGGTGAATTTTTTGTGTTAGATAATGAGGGCCATCCTCAATTTGAAGTTAAAGTGAATGTAAACGAGGAATTGATTGCTAAACATCATGCCGTTGCATACCACGGACAATCTAAAGAAGAAATAAAAGAAGCACATTTGGTTAATAGGACCTTTTTTGAATAAAGTCCTTGACTCTTAGTCAGTAAGAGTGCATAATGTGTATATTATGTTTAAGGTGTTGTTATGAATTTTTATACTTATGCGAGACATTATGGAAATGATATACTTTTCCGTGGTGTAAAAAATGGTAAGCGATTTACTGCAAGGCATGAATTTCAGCCTACTCTGTTTGTTAAGAGTAAAGAAAAATCTAAGTACAAAAGTATCTTTGGTGAGAATGTATCACCTATAAAGTTCCCCACAAATAAGGAGGCAACTGCCTTCTTTGACAGTTACAAAGATGTAGAAAATTTTCCAATATTTGGACAAAACTATTACGCATACCAATATATCACCGAGAACTATCCTGGTGAGATACAATGGGATGCTAATGAGATGTTAATCTATTCTATCGATATTGAAACAACATCGGAAGGTGGATTTCCTAATGTAGACTCCCCTAGTGAGAAAGTTCTAGTTATCACACTTCAAAACAACAACACCAAGAAGATAACAACTTTTGGCCTGGGGGAGTTTACGCCTACTAAAGAAACAAATCATTTAGATATTGACTATCAAGGTTTTGACACAGAAGAACAACTATTAGATACTTTCCTCACTTGGTGGCAGGATAATTGTCCTGATATTATTACAGGTTGGAACAGTAATTTATTTGATATGCCTTATCTTATTACAAGAGTTCAACGAGTATTAGGTGAGAATGAACATAAAAGATTCTCTCCTTTTAAATTAATTAACAAGCGTCCTATTAGATTTGCTAATCGTGAGATGACAGCATTCGAGATTACAGGTGTTGCACAATTAGACTATTTGGACTTATATAAGAAGTTTACTTATGTGACTCGAGAGTCTTACAAACTAGACTTTATTGCAGAAACAGAACTAGGTAAGAATAAACTAGAGTCTGGCTTTGACACATTTAAAGAGTTTTATGATGGAGATTGGAATAGGTTTGTAGAATATAATATTATTGATACAGTTATTGTCGACGAACTAGAAGACAAGATGAAACTTATTGAACTTGCTATTACAATGGCCTATGACGCTAAGTGTAATTATAATGATGTATTCTCAGCTGTTAGAACCTGGGATAGTTTATTATATAATCATCTATGGGAAAAGGACATTGTTATTCACCAAGGTGGTGGTAGAAAGGATAGACAAATTGAAGGTGCGTTTGTACAGGAACCTAAACCTGGCAGTTATGAATGGGTGGCTAGTTTCGATGCTACAAGTCTATATCCTAGTATTCTAATGCAACACAATATGAGTCCTGAGACTATTGTTCCTGGGTTTAAATATAATGTTAGCGTTGACGATCAACTGGACAGATATCAGTTAGACAAGTTAAAAGAAAAGAACTATACTATGGCAGGCAATGGCTCTTGTTATACAAGAGAAAAGAAAGGTCTGTTTCCTGAGATTGTACAAAAGTTTTTTAATGATAGATTAAAATATAAGAAGTTGATGCAGAAGGCACAGAAAGATTTCCAAGAAACAGGTGCCCTACATCACAAGAACGAGATAAGTAAATATAACAACTTTCAGATGGCTCGTAAGATTCAATTAAACAGTTTATATGGTGCCCTAGCTAATCAGTATTTTAGATTCTATGATGATAGAATTGCAGAAGGTATTACAATGTCGGGACAATTAGTTATCCGAGATACAGCTAAGGCTTTGGACAAGTATATGAACAAAGTATGTGGCACAGAAGATGAGATGTATTCTTTTTATAGTGATACAGATTCTTGTTATGTTACATGTAAAAAGATGGTAGATAATTTCTTCCCTGATAAAGACACAGATAAGGTTGTAGAACTTCTTGATAAGATAGGTACAGATAAAATAGAACCTGCTATTGCACAGGCAATGACAAAGTTAGGTAATTATACTAATGCCTTTGAACATAAGATAGACTTTAAGCGTGAGGTTATCGCAGATAAAGGTGTGTTTGTGGCTAAGAAAAGATATGCCTTAAATGTACTAGATGATGAAGGACTAAGACTTAAAGAACCTAAGTTAAAAGTTATGGGTTTAGAAATTGTAAGGTCCTCGACTCCTGCTCCTATCCGAGATAGTTTGAAGGAGGCAGTCCGTCTTATTCTTACTAGTGATGAAGACAAGTTACAAACATATATTGCTGAGGCACAAAAACAATTTAATACATTATCTGCAGAAGAGATTGCCTTTCCTCGAGGTTGTAATAATCTTAAGAAATACTCATCTACAGCAGACATATATCAGAAAGGCACACCCATACATGTTCGAGGTTCCTTACTGTATAATAAGCTCTTAAAAGATAAGAGTTTGAACCTTAAGTATGAGAAAATACAAGAAGGTGATAAGATTAAGTTCCTTTATTTAAAAGAACCTAACAGTTTACATGAGAACACTATTGCCTTTGTAACTAAACTTCCTAAAGAGTTTGAGATTACAAAGTATGTAGATTATGATTTAATATTTCAGAAAGCATTTATTGATCCTTTAGAAAATATATTGAAACCTTTAGGATGGAATACAGAACCTCAGGCTACACTCGAGGATTTATTTGCATAATGGAATTGCAATC